TCTGCAGCGTGGATGTGGAGAGCATCATAGAGGGCAGCCTCAATCTCAACACTGCGCACGGAGGCATCTGGGCGACACTGGCAGCGACAGCAAGGCCAGCCATCCCATGGGTGCGGCTGCTCAACCTTGATAGACACAACCCCTACGACATGACGCCCATCACCAACGCCAGCAAAGAGCGCAGACCCGGATGGCTTGAGGCGTACCTAGAGGTGAGTGCTATCCTAGGCACGGAGACTCTGCAGCTAATCCTACCAGGGTCTTGGGTGCGAGGCGGTCTCACAGCAGCGCAGATCGTGGAGACTGGCTGCCTCATACAGCTTACCGATAGGCGGGCCGCAGAGATGACCTACGACGGCATTGCCATCATCCCGATCTTGACGCAGCTCTACAATGCAGGCCTTGGGCTTGACTTTGCGAAGGTAGGGCCTCCGAGCGGCCTGCCCTTTGACATGCACCTCTCACTTTGGAGTGTCTCCTAATGCCTACCCTATACGGCATGCCCATAGACATAGGGCATACTGACGACAGCTACAGCACCCTCTACCCCATGATAGGCAGAGACACAGCAGCGAGTCTTGTGCTTGCCCTTGATGACCAAGTGCTCTCTGGCACGCTCACTGTGACGGAGGGGCATCACCACAGAGACACAGCAGCCAAGGGGCTCTCATGGCTGCAGGTGGGGAGCTATCGCACGGCAGACGCTACGACACGCAATGACGAGCTCAAGATCACTGGGATGCACATCGACCATGGAGACCCTGCCAAAGTCGCGTGCATCGTGCCTCTTGTCATCCCAGATGGCTCTACCACAGTCACTCCTACAGTGCGTGTCATTGTGCCCAACCCTGCTCACCTAACAGTGACCTTTGACTACGACCCTCCGTCGACCATAGGCAGCGGCACGATAGCAGGAGGCAGCATCACGATACCACACACAGAGACAGACTCTTGGCATGCAGGGGCAGCCACTAGCCTTGCTGCAGTGGGCCTGACAGATGGCTACCTAATAGCCTATCTCAGGGTGATGGTAGAGATCACGATAGGCAGTGGTAGCGCGTACCTCCTAGAGGTACAGGTGGGGATCTGATGGCAGACATACAAGAGATCGTGGTGGGCGATGTGGTGCCCATGGTGCCTGCAGATGGCAGGCTCTACTACACAGGACATCAGAGCAATGTGGATGGTCTGCAGGTCTTGACCTACGGCACGCTGCCTCCGACTGGGGTGATACCTCACGACCATGGGCAGGGACGTGGAGAGCTGCTCGACCGCTCTCTTGTCTCGATGTCGTATGGACCCTATGCAGACACAGGAGCTCCAGGTGATGCGCAGCAGGGCATACCCCTCTACCGGCTCACCTCTGGAAGCTACGCCACAACACCCAAGCTCGTGGCTGCGCAGTGCGTTCTAGTGCTTGGCAATGTCGGTGGCATCAAGGTAATTCTGGCGGGCAAGCTCTCTCCGACCACGTCGGCACAGACAGTGACCCTCACTGTAGAGCTGCGGCCTCTTGGTAGTCAGGGCAGAGCGATAGGTGCAGCGGGGCCAGCCAAGACCATCACGCTCTCGACAGGCGTGGGGCAGAGCTACGACACAAGCAGTGCCCTCTTTACCGAGACAGAGGTCTCGCATGCTGCAGGGCCGAGAGGGCTTGACCGAGAGGTTGAGCTCTGCATCTGGCTCACCAGCGACCCTGCACCGGCCACTGCCCACAGGCTGCTCTGCATGACAGCCTATGCCACGGGCCTTGCTACGTCGATCCCTCTGCAGCCTGTCACTCTTGAGCAGCTCCCAAGCATCGAGCCACCCGAGGTGCAGGATGGCAGACCCATCATCACAAGCACGCTCATCAAGGGCAAGATGCGCATAAACGGAGCCATCAAGTCTGCGCTTGGTCTCGTGCCAGGCTATGCAGTGGATGGCACAGAGGATGACAGCGCACCATGGCAGCGAGTGATCTCATCGCCTCATCAGCACAGAGGCAAGGCTCTTGGTGACGGTGCATGCCTCAGGCATGGCATGTGGTCGCAGACCTACACCACAGACATGGAGCTCACTGTAGGCACGATGTCGAGCAGCCCCTACTATGGGCTGCCTATCACAGACAATCGGGGGATCGCCTCCGAGGTAGAGGGTAGGGTGACCCTGCCAGAGGGGCTTGGGAGCTTCTCTGTGCGCTTTGCTGCGCTTTGTAGTCTGCCTGAGATTGCATGCAGGGTGAGTGTCTATGTCTACGCCTCCACCACAGGAGGGCCAAGCACAGGCACGCAGCTTGCGACACTCGCGACGCAGGGGATGAACAGCAGTCAGGTCTTTGGTGCATGGCTGCTCTGCGCAGTCGAGGCTGCGCCAGATGGTCTATACATGTCTCCGCAGCAGCTCGCAGCTACAGGCACGAGACCATGGGGCACCGATGCACTCCTGCCTACCATCCTCACTGGGCTGCTTGACAGAGACGTACCCTATCGCATCAGCGAGCCCCTCAAGGTCTCTGTGTCTGTGCCGACCACGGGCATCTACAGGGTGCGACTGCGCATCGAGATGCGCGAGGTGGATGGAGACCTTGACCCTGATGCGGTACTACAATGGCTTGCAATAACGCCCGACTTTGGGTATTAATAGGCGCAGCATAAGTGCTTACATAAGAGGTTATATCATGCCATATTTTCCAGCAGGCGGAGGCGGCGGAGCACCGAGCGGCCCAGCAGGCGGCAGCCTCGCAGGCAGCTACCCCAACCCGACCGTGGCAGCAGGAGTCATCACAGCGACAGAGATTGCTGCGCAGACCATCACTGCTGCGGAAATAGACCCTGGCACCATCACTGCCAACGAGATTGCCAACCAGACCATCGGCAACGACGAGATCAGCCCGACGGCAGACATCGAGCAGAGCAAGATCCTAAACCTGACCTCTGACTTGTCAGGCAAAGTGTCAGGCTCTATCGCAGCCGATGAGATCGCCTTTGGCAATGGCGTCAACAGCATCGCAGGAGACGCTCGGCTGACATGGAATGCAGGCACTGGCGAGATGGGCATCACAAGCCCTGCGACCGCTCTGTCAGTGTCGAGCGACGTGGATGGCCAGTTCATGACCATCAATGCCAGCACGCATGACATCAGCCTGCTAGACCCCTTGGGCTCTACATCGGTCGCTGTCATCGGCGCAGTCAATGGCTTTGTCGCAGGAGACGGCGGTACCAATAGCAGCAACATCACTGCCGGTCAGGTCATGGTAGACCTCGTCGGCATGGGCATTACATCTACCATCACCCCAGGCAGCGCGTCCTTGGTGGACAGCGTGCAGCAGATCAGCCTCAATGCCACGACCGCACAGGTCTTGATCAAGGGCGACTCTGCACTCCCGACCAAGCCCACCATCACAGCACAGGACTTTGACAGCACTGCAGCGCCCCTCAACCTCGAGCTCGGAGAGCTGCAGCTCAATGGTGCTGCGGGCAATGCAGGCCAAGTGCTCACCAGCAATGGCACAGGCTCTGCACCGACATGGCAGGATGCAGCAGGAGGCAGCACAAAGATCGCTCGCGTCTATCACGTGGCCGTGGGTGGCTCTGACGTGACAGGCGATGGCTCTGTCAGCAAGCCCCTTGCGACCGTGGGTGCAGCACTGACCCTGGGCACGAGTGAGGTGCCTGCTCCAAGTGGAGCGGCAGGCAGCAACTACTTTATGGTGCAGATCGCTCCCGGTGACTACACCGAGGACATCACGATAAGCCGTGTCAATGTGGTGCTGCGCGGCGCAGGCTCGGAGTACGGCAGAGCACAGGCTACGGTCTTGCGTGGCCAGATGACTATCAACCCGACCGTGTCTCTGGGTGGCAAGTTCAACTCTCGCATTGCCCTCCAAAACCTCATGCTGCATGGTAGCACGGCCGACACCTACACTCTCAAGGTAACTGGCTCAGCGGCCTTTGGTGTGGACATCGACAGCTGCTACCTGTACATGCCAGCCACTGGCAATGGCAGTGTGCTAGTCTCTGACAACACCGCAGCCTCTCGTGGCCGCATCAACATCACGACCAGCACAATCAACTGCGAGGATGCGACCTTTCATGCGGCAGATCTGAGCGGCACAGTGGACATGCAGTGTGGCGACACCGTGCAGTTTCAGGCACAGGGCGCGACAGGCTCGGCACTTAAGCTCTCAGGCTCAGCCACAGCACAGTGCGACACATGCACCTTTGACTCTCTGGGCAGCGCAGCCATCGACCTTAGTGGCACGCAGCCAGGCACTTTCAAGCTCGCGATATCCAACAGCGGCATCACATCAGCGAGTTCTGATGGAGTCAATGTCAATGCCAATGGCTTTGCCATTGTCCTGATCCGATGCGTCTTCACTGTCGTAACTGGCGCAAAGAATGCGATCTTGCTTACAGCTCCCGCAACTGGCGTAACCTACGCAAACTCACAAAACATAGCCGCCCCCGGCACATCTACCACCAAGAGCGTGGGCGTAACAAGCGTCCCGTACTCGACACTATAAGAGGAGCACCACTATGTCTGATAAGTCTACCTTTGCTCGTAACGCAGTCGTCGATGCCTTGCTTCGCGGCACCACCCTCACAGGCATCTCTCCCTTTGTCGCGCTCTACATCGGCAACCCGTATGGTGCTGGCGTAGAGGTCTCCACAGTAGGCACCAACTACTCTCGCCAGAGCGTGACCTTCTCTGCGCCCTCCAATGGCGCGACTAGCAACAGCAACACCATCTCCTTTGGCATTGCCTCGGCCAGCTACGGTGGCACAGTGTCTCACTTTGCGCTGTGCGACCAAGTGACTGGCGGCAATATCTTGTACGCCGATGCCTTGACCGTATCGCAGACTGTCAACACTGGCAATGAGCCGAAATTCGCGGCCACTGCCATCACAGTGCAGGAGTCTTAGTCATGGCCATCAGCAGCATGGATCAGCTCGTGGCGGCCATGACTGCGGCCACAGCACAGAACATCCCATGGAATAAAACAGCGGCAACTCCAGAGGCAGCAGGTACGTTTTTTGACCTGTCGCAGACCGCAGGTGTACCTGGTGCGATGGCGACACCTGATGCCGCCTCGAGTGGCGGTACGAGCTACACAGGTTCGGCTGCAGGCGGTCTGCCTTTTACTGCGCCATCTGGCAGTAACAGTTTGTACTTGGCGTCGGTCAATGCCACATGCTCAGTGCCCAACAGCTTGTATATCATCGACAGGCTGTGGGCTTGTCGTGGCTTGTCGACAACACTTGGCGCAACGTCAACAGTGACAGGCATGAGCAACATCACACGCTACAGCAGTGGTGTTGGTGCTGAGATCTGGTATTGGTGCATCACTGCGAGTACGTTTGTCGCTGGCACGATGACAGTCACCTACACCAATAGTGCAGGTGTAGCAGGTCGCACCTGCACCATATCGCTAGCACCCGGCTCGACATCTCCGCTTACCACTGGGCAGTGCTATGTGGGCAGCCTACAGGCAGGCGACACTGGAGTGCGATCTGTGCAGTCAGTGACAAACACGAGCTGCAGCTTTGGTGGTGGGTCGCATGGATTGTTTGTGGCCAAGCGCATCATCACTGCGCCGATGACCATCAACAGCCCCGGCACTACTCTGGACGGCCTGCGCACTGGCCTACAACAGATCGACTCAAACGCATGCCTTAACTTTGTACAGCTATGTAGCAGCGCTGTGTCTACTGGCCTGTGGGCTGGCAGTGTCCAGCTGATCGAGGGGTAGCGTATGGCATACGATCTCGCTGGTCTGCGGACTGCTCTAGATGAGGCTCGTCGAGTAAGTGCCTATAAAGCGTCGGTATTTAATCTAATCGGTGGCACAGTCAATCGATACACAGGACATATTTGGGATCTGTGGGAGCAGTCTCCTCATGCGGGAGCTAGCCCATCCACGATCAATGGCACTCAGTACAGTAAGAGCACTCAAGGTGCAATCGCTCTCGGCACCAACACCTCGGCAGGCAGCACTTATGCACTGGCAGATGTGCAGACCTCCGCGACATGGACACCTGCCAACGAGACGACCCCTCCATACATTTTTGCAGGTGGGTCGGAGTATTATGTCCATGTATGGGATCGCATATGGGCCAATGCATTTAGTCAAAACACAACAGCAAGACAGGCTATCACCTTCCCGGCTTTGACTCGATATACTACAGGGCAAGGGCTCAGCATCTGGCTGCGATGGCTGTACACATTTACAACACCAACAGCGACGATCACGGTTGAATATACCAATCAGGCAGGCGTGAGCCGCACAGTGTCTTGGGTCAACAATCCAAATATCAATAACTGCTATCACGAGATGAGCGCCTTCCCGATCCCACTGCTGGCAGGCGACAGTGGTGTGCAAGCAGTCAATGCCATCACTCTGAGCGCTGGCGCCCCAGACGGCCCAGCAAACGCCTTCTCGCTCATGGTAGTGAGGTATCTTGGCGCGTATCGAGTCAATAGCAGTACCTTTCCGGACTTTACGGCAGGGCAGTCTTTCATGGGCAGCTTGCCGCAGTTTGACGGTAACGCCTGCTTGTGTCTTGGGATCCAAACAGGTCCTGCAGCGGTCTTTCGCGCTGGCCTAGGGCCAAGCACGATCATGCCTCAGGTCGGATTTGAGGCCAAGGTCCTGGCTCTCTGATGGCAGGCCCACTCGCAGCCCCTATTGTCGGCATCTATAGCACAGAGAGCGCGACTGCCTCGCAGACCTCTCAGGCTATCACGCAGCAGGCGCTCTTTGGCGCAGCAGAGGTAGCGCTCTCAGGTGTGGTCACGGGGCAAGGGCAAGCCACAGCTAACCTTAGCCAAATACAAGCACTTGCCGGAAGCGTCACAGGCACTGGCGATCTGACACCATCATATCTCGAGGTGCCGCTCCCACTGGCTGGCGCACTGACTGGCGAGGGCGACACAACAGCCAACCTCGATGTCAACACGGGCATTGTGGTCTTGGCGGGCGCTCTTGACGGAGACGGCGAGCTGACTGGTGGCATGACGACCACCAAGTCTTTGTCGGCAGACCCCATCGACGGAGCGGGCGTTGCGACTGCAGATCTCTTTGTCGCGACCTTTATCTTTGGCAGCGTGCAGGGTGACAGCGAGGTCGATGCTAGCCTGACGCAGATGCAGGCTCTTGTCGGGCAGATCGACGGCGTAGGCAATGCAGCTGCCAGCATGACGCAGCTGCTCGGTATGTCTGGCGCAGTGACAGGCGTCGGCACTCTCGACCCTGCACAGCTCGACATCCCATACAGCTACCTCGGAGCGGTCACTGGCACTGGCACTGTGACAGGCAACCTGACGCAGGCATTTGCCCTTGATGGCGTGCTTGATGGGTCGGGCGTAGTCAGTGCCAACCTCGAGCAGTTTGTGGGCTTTGACGGCGATTTAGATGGCTCTGGCAATGCCATTGGTCACATGACCATGGCGCATGATATGGCAGGCTCGGCTACTGGCGACAGCCTGCTTGTCGGTACGCTGCAGGTAGGCCAGTGGATAGAGGGTGCAGTCGATGGCGTAGGCGAGCTCGACGGCACCATCACCATTGCCAAGTTTATGACGACCATCACTGCCCTTGGTCGAGGCACGACAACTGGCAACCTCATCGTCAGTAAGCTGATGACCGGCACCATCAATGGCGCGGGTGGTCTCTTTGGTACGCTCATCAACGAGATCTACCTGCTCGGTGATGTGGTCGGCCAAGGCGATCTGCTTGCCAACAACATCGACATCGTGAATCAATTCTCCGGCAGCCTGACTGGCGACGGAGACGCGACCGCAGACCTAGTGCTTGTGCACCACATGGTGACAGACACAGTCACTGGCACAGGCGATGCGGCAGCTCTGCTTGCCATAGACCAGCAGATGTTTGGCTCGGTGGTCGGAGACGGTGCGGCAGCTGCAGACCTAGTGCTTGTGCACCAGATGGCCGGCTCGGTCGACGGCAGCGGAGACGCAGCCGCACTCCTCGGCGTGGGGCTCCCTCTGGCAGGCGATGTCACAGGTGCAGGTACGCTTGACCCTGCGCAGCTCGAGACTGTCATCAACCTTGCTGGCGTGGCAGAGGGCGAGGGCTTTATCGATGGTGCTCTGCAGCTACCAATTCCGTTAGCTGGCGATGTCACTGGCGCAGGCGATGTCACTGGCAACATGCACCTTGCTCTGACGATAGCAGGCGTGCTTGACGGCGACAGCAATGCAGCAGCCTCTTTGATTGTAGTCATCGGCGTGCCCATGGACTCGGTGCAGTACCGCGTGCCGATGACTGTCACAGCATCCTTCCGCGTCGTGTACACCGAGGAGACGGCTCGAGTGCCAAGCCTCGACACAGGAGCGTTTCGAGTATGATCACCAATGGCCTCAGGCTTCCACTTACTTTTGACTATCTCTCACCTCGTGGTCTTGCTCCTCTGTATGTGGGCGATGACGTGGCCTTCCGATTCTGCCTCGTGAACAGCAGCGACGTGGCGCAGAACCTGACTGGCGCGAGCATTCAGCTGACCATACAGTTTGGCTTCCTGACGCTGACTCGCACGACAGGTGTGCTCATCCCGACGACTGGCACCTTCCAGATCTCGATTGACAACCAAGGTTCGAGCACGCCGACCACTGGGCTGGGGTGGTATCAGGTCAACTTCTCGTCGACCGAGAGCGCTACGTTATTGCCCTTGGTGGGGCGCGGATCGTATGCTTCAGTCATCACATTGAACACCCGCACGTTCACTCACGTTGCCGGGCCAATTGATGTCTTGGAGCGTACAACATGAACGTCGACCAAATAGTGAACAGCATCAAGAACGGAGCGACCGAGCCCTTGCAAGTCAACACCACGACAAGAGGCTTGAGCTTTATGCTCTGGGCTTTCTCGTGTTTTGTCGGTGGTATGGTCGCGCACTTCGCCAACTTCGTGACAGAGGGCGAACTCGCAGCAAAGATCGAGTCAGCCTACATGGAGATCGGCAAGGTCGACCAGAAGGTCGTGCAGCTTGACAGCCAGCTCGACCGTATCGATGGCAAGCTGGACAGGCTACTCGGTGTGCCTGCAGCAAGTCAGCCGTCTAGTCAGCCGGCAAAGAAAGCTGACTGAACAGGACACATGTCATGCTAGAGGGCCTCGGTATCACAGGCGTTCTCATCCCATATGCAGTCTTGGCCTGCGCGATCTCGGCGGTCGTGCTTGGTCTGCGCGAAGGCATCCCCACTCTCAAGAAGAGCAAGCCGCTGTCCACCATCGCGCCTCTGGTGCTCGGAGCCGTGGGCGGATATCTGTTTCCTGAGCTTCACCCCAAAGGCACAACACACCTGATGGGCACTATGTACGGTCTTCTTGCCGGCAGCTTCTCGGCACCGATCTATCATGCTATTCGCCGACTCGTCGCAGCGAGGCTCAAAGGCGACAGCAAGAATCCAAAGGGCGGTGAAGAGATGACCTTTTCTGGAGACATGAGCGCCGTGCACATCAAGGCAATCAAGAAGCCTGAGCCTCCGAAGCCACCTCCGCTGACCAAGGACGAGAATGAGTGATGTCATGGATCTGCTCGGAGTCTTCATTGGCTCGATGATGGCGTTCTTCTTCCTCGGTCGACTGCTGAAGTACGACACACAAAAACCGCGTTTAAGCGACGCAAAGCCTCCGACCCAGACACAGGTAGCAGTAGAGGTCGAAGAGGCCCGAGAAGAGGCAAAAACAAGCGCGTCACAGAAGGTGGAGACACTGACGCAAGAGGTGAAGACGAATGCCCAAGATGCGGAGACTGCTGCTGCTGCTCTTCGTGACTCTCAGCTGTAAGGTACTGCAGACTCCCAAGCCGCTCGTGATGCCTGCCTCGATGCCTGTCGATAACGCAGTGCCGGTCGAGCTGCGCATTGGTGACGTGCAGACCAGAGACGGAATGATTGTGCTGACACCTGAGCAGGCAGCCAAGCTCGCCGCACAGGTTAAGTACTTCCGTGGGCAGATGGTCGACCAGTACATGCTCGGTCGTCGCGAAGGCGAGATCGTCATTGCGGGCATGACACGGCAGGTGCAGTGGGTGGCGGCAGAGGCGCAGGCTCGCGAAAAGACATGGCTGCGTGCTTGCGTGGGTGCGCTGCTCTTGGGCATCGGCACTGGGGCCGTGCTCTCACACACGCTCGACAAGTGATGCTCCGCAAAGGTGACAAGGGCGACGTTGTGCGCCAACTCCAAGAAGACCTGATCCTGCTCGGCTGCAAGCTGCCTCGATGGGGCATTGATGGCAGCCTCGGAGACGAGACGCTCGACGCAGCCCACAGCTTCCTCGTGGCCAAGCACGGCCTCGGCTCCATCGACCAAGACCGCGACAGCCTCGCTGACTCGGAGCTCGCATACATCGCAACCATGGTGCAGCTCGTCGAGAGCAAGCCAGTCATCGGCAGCCTACTCGATGAGCGCAGCAAGCATCCGACACCAAGGGCAGAGCTCGTCAAGTCGAGAGGCTATGGCTCGGTGACTGCCATTGTCCTGCACCAGACAGCATGCACCTTGGGAGAGAAGCCCGAGCGATGGCACTCCATTCCGATACACTTCGGCGTCACCAAGTCAGGCAAGATCTTGTACCTGAACGACATGACGCTGAACCTTCCGCATGCCAATGGCTTCAATGGCCGCTCGGTCGGCATCGAGATCGACGGAGCCTATGCCGGCATCGAAGGCAATCTCTCCACATTCTGGCGACCCGCAGGCTCGAAGGCACAGCCCGACGTGGCGACAGAGCAGCAGCTCGGCGCAGCGAGGGTGGCGGTGCGGTTCATTGTCGATGAGGTCGCTCGGCACGGTGGGCGAATCCAGTACATCTTGGCACATCGGCAGAGCAGCAAAGACCGCATCAGCGATCCCGGTTCGCGCATCTGGCAAGAGGTGGGGCTGTGGGCACAGAGGGAGCTTGGCTTGAGTGATGGAGGGGAAGGCTTCCAGCAAGGTGGGTACCCTATACCAGAAGCTTGGGATCCAATAAGGCGGGCAAGGTACTAACGAGCAGCTCTGAGATTCTCTTTGAGCTTCTCTTGCTGAAGCATTCTTCGGAAATACCTTAACCCTTCAGATAGGTCTCTTAGGCATTCAGAAGTGCCCCAGTCTTTGCGACCAACATGCGAAATCCAGTCATCGTCATAGACACTATCAGTGTCAATAAAGTACCAATCCTCAAACTCAAGAACGATCGCACCGCTTGAGTGATACTTGATGCTCCAGTCACCAAAACGACGATGCACATACCAAGTCGACCAAAGCCCGCGAATCTCGTCATACTGCTCTTCAATGTCGACGTAAGGCATTCGCAGCTTGTCTTGTTTCTGTCTGTTGCATGTTCGACACGAGGCAGTCAGATTCTCAGGATTGTCGCTTCCTCCCATTGACTTGGGAAAGCAGTGATCAACCTCGAACTCATCATTGGTCAACGTCTTCTGACAGTATCCACACTTGAAGCCATCGCGCATCAAGATTGCAAATCGGTCATACCTCATTGCTCGATCTCCTTTTGTTGGTGATACCGTGCACGGCGCACGGCGGTGTACTCTTTGCGATATCGAAGGCGTCGCTCACTGTCACACGTTGACGAGCACGTCGACTGCCAGTGACTGTTGCCGCGTGCCACGAAGGAGGCAGAGCAGACCACGCACTGCCGCTGCTCCTCGAACGGCACATGCTTGGCCTTCCATCTTGCTTTGATGGCCGGCACATTGGCCTGCTGCTGACACTCCCAGTTGCAGTACTTCTGGTTGTAGACTTTCTTGACAAACTCCTTCCCACAGTGCGGACACGTCATAGCCCTGCCCTCTCGAAGATGACGCTAGCCTTGACTCCGAGCGCATCACACCACCTGAGGAACGAGGTCATGTTGATGCCAGTGCCTTGCTCCCAGAGCGCGAGCTGCTGCCTCGGAACCTCGAGCTTGCGCGCCAGACCACTGAGGGAGATGCCGAGCGCAGCCCTCTCGGTGACCATGATGCTGGCCAGCAACTGCTTGCGGTCTAGTCTCTTCGGCTTTGTGCCGGCATGCTGCTCACACCACGTCATGATGATCTTTCCTTCTTGGCTCATGGTCTGGCCAATGGCCACGGTCGATGCACCTGTCTCGGCGCAGACATCACACCAAGTCACTGCTTCTTACCGTTCAGCTTGATGGTGCCTCCGAGCCACACGACGTGGCTCTCGTCTTGCTGCTGCTCTTGCTTCTCTTGCTGCTCTTCCTGCTTCTTCTCTTGCTCTGACATCTTAGCCTCCAGTGTGACGGCCGCTGCCATGATGACAGCGACCACGAGTTGACAGACGATGATACGGGTGATCATAGGCGCATCGGCATCACGACGGCAACCATGCTGTCGCGACCCTCCGCAAGCCCAACGGTCATTGGGGCAGTCGGCTCCGTGCCGCTGATGCAGATCTTGTCTTCGAGCTCACAGACCTTGAGCGCATCGAGCAGATACTTCGGCGCGACTCCAGTTGGCACGATGGCCTTGCCTTCCTCGAACTCGGCCTCGATGCCATCCTCGAACTCGATGTCTTTGTCGATCTTGACTCGCAGACCAATCGACGGGTCGCCTGCCAAGCGAAGACCTTCTGCGCCAGTGTTCTTGGCCCTGGTGATGAGGTCGAGCATTGCCTTGCTGTTGACCCACACTCGCCACACATAGCTCTTTGGCAGCACTCCGAGAATGTCTGGATACGTGCTGTCAGTACAGCGCGTCCAGATCTTAACGAAGCCATTGCTGTGCTCGAACTCGCACGAGACGTGGTTGCCATCGGCGGCCAAGCTGAAGCGTGGGATGCGGCCGCCACTTAGCTTGTCCAGTTGGGTGAAGAAGGCGACTGGCACTGTTGGCGCAGGCCACTGCTCGGGAGCCATTGGAAGTCGAGACTGCATGACATGGCATCGGTGGCCATCGGTACCCGCAAGCAGCTCGCGGCCGAGGTTCACTCCCATCAGGTGGATGCGTGTCTCGTCAGACCCTGCAGCCACAGCGCAGCCGAGCACCTGCTTGAGCAGGCTCGGAGACAGTTCGAGTTGGGCAGGCTTGCCCTTGCTTGATGGCATGTCGATGAGCCCTTGGTCTGTCCATGCGCATGAGCTGCGACCTGCCTTACCCCACGTGACGTTTAGGCGATTGCCCTTCTCGAAGATGGTCACCTCGTCGCCGGTGGCAGATGACAGCGCGGCCAAGATGTCGAGAGGAGCTGCACCAGTCAGCGCTCGTTTGACCTCGGCCGGCATCTTGATGCGGATGCACTGGTCAAGGTTCGTGCCTTCGACAGTCAGGTCTTGCTCACCCGCACGGAGTTGAATGGGCGATGTTATCGTGCTCTTTCCGATGAGTTCCTTGGCGGTCTTGACAGCCCACAGCAGGCTGTCTCTCTTGATGGTCAGCATGTTCAGTGTCTTCTTTCTGGCACCGCTCGGAGCAGTGCTCTTGGTTAGGGGCGCCGAAGAAGTCATCGGCACACCATACGCATTGCTGCCTCACCGTCTCCAGCTGTGGCAGCCCTTTGTAACGTCGGTTCTTTCGAGTGTTGTTCTCGCTGCGACACACCCAGTCGCATAGCTCAGCCAACCGATGGCTGGCGAAGAAGTGAGCTCCGCAGATTTTACACGTCGAGATCATTGTCCCGCCTCCCTCTGCCTGTCTGCCGCGTCATCCCATCGGCATTCGTCGGAGCAGTACGGGTCGTCTGGCATGGCCGCACAGTCATCTCCGCACCAGAGACACTGGGTGTTGAACGCAGCCTTTTGCTCTTCAGCAAGCTTGGCCAGTCGCTTCTCTTCTCGGAGGCCGAGAACCAGCCCAAGCTTCTGCGCGCGTCGATAGACTCTTTGTTTGCGATTCCACTCTCGGCTCGTTTTTCGCTTTAGCTCGAGCCCGCACTTTGCGCCACACGTCTTCTGATGTGGGGCATATATCTCAAATATTTTTTCACATATCAAACACTTGGGATCTTGGTATATCACGATGCCTCCTTCATGCGCTCGATGGCGTCTTCGGTCTGGCAGTCTTCCGAGCAGTAGACATCACCAGGTAGACCCTCGAAGTCGTCACCACACCAGAGACACTCAATGGCCTCTGGCGGCCGAGCTTTCTTGGTGAGGCGCTCTTGCCTAACCTCGGCCAGTGCTCGTGTCCACTCTTCCGGCGACATGCTCTTCTTGCGCGCCCACATGCATCGCTGATTGCAATAGACCGCATATGCTCTGCCAACGATCTCAGCATTGCACCATCGGCATTTGGTGCGTCGGTTGGCAGTATAGGCCTTGACCCAGAGGCGAGTCTTTTCGCGCCATCTCTTCTTCTTTTCGGGATGCCTCTCAAGCAGCTGAACTCGGTGCCAGTCAGTGCTTGCCTTCGCGCAGACCGAGCCGCACATCTTTTGATTGTCTCGGAATGTCTGGAAGTCTTGGCCGCACATTCGGCACTGCTTGGTGACCACTGGGCGCAGTCGTGACTTTTTGCGACAAGCCAACGAGCACAGCACCTGAACCTTGCCTCCGGTGTAGTTGCGTGGCTCGAACAGTTTGTCACACATCAAGCAATGCTTGGGCGGCAGCTTGGGCCTGCGAAGCTTGTCTTGATAAGCTGCGTTCCTGCAGAAGACAGAGCAGAACCTTTGGGGAGTCGCTCGCCCTCTTGGCTGAAATTCCCTGCTGCATCGCTCACACGGTATCACGATGCCTCCTTCATGCGCTCAGCAGCGTCTTCGACCTGACAGTCTTCCGAGCAGTACACATCACCAGCAATTGCCTCGAAGTCGTCTCCACACCACAGACACTCCATCAGCGACGGCTTAATGTGGTGCTGTCGAGGTTCAGCACTCTGAGCTCGAGTCGCTGTCCAACCTCGAGCCCCATCATGCAGTGCTCGAAACCTCTGCCGAATCCGAGCATAGACCTCGATTGCAATCCATCCTTGGTTTTTCTTGGCGCACTCTGGGCCACAGAGCACTTGATTGCCTCTCGATGTCTCGAACGGTTCTTTGCAGATGCGGCACTGCTTGGTCACGAGTGGCTTCTTTTTACCGTCTCGACGGCACTCTGCAGAGCACCAACGAGGCAGGCGGCCAGTGCTCTGTCTTGGGCGATACATCGCGCTGCATGCCTCACAGGGGCGCTCTGGTACTGGCGGCTTTCGCACCTTGTCTTGGTTGTGTGCAAGCCGGCAGAAGGGCGAGCAGAACTTCTGTGGCTTGCCCTCCGCTCTGGCCTTGAACCTCTTCTTGCATCGCTCGCAGGGCTTGGTCTCTGCGAGGAACCTTTGATAGCTCTCACTCATGGTGCGCCCACTCTGCAAGCAGTTCCTCCTGACGATCGAGGTCTGCCTGCTCATACTCGATCATGTGCTGTCCGCAGACTCGCATCAAGCCAAGCTTGGTGCTCCAGAGCCTGTGGAGAGCGGTCTCTCCGCATGCCTTGCACTGCGCTGTTGATCTCATTGGTGTCTCCGCGTAGAGCAGGGGCGAAGCCCGAGCCAAGCCGGCAGCACATCGCTCCAAAGCATGTGATAGCGAAAACTGCCTTCTTCATCCCACGACAGCTTCCACACGGCAGCATCTGGTGTATCGCACTCAGCCGTTGCTGCTCGAGCAGCCTCTATCGCAAAGGAGAGCATCTCTGCTGCGCCCCCTGCGTTCAGCCACTGCTGCAGACGGGCGCATGCCTCGTTGACGGGGAGGTCACCATCGGCATTGTTTGGCGCTCCGATTGCGAGCCTGATGGCGGAGACCAAGTACCACATACCATCGAGCTGATATGTGTCGCGGTCGCACATCTGCCACCCTCCGGGGAACTCGCGCCAAGCCATTGCGGCCATATACTCGCCAAGCATTTCTGCTTGGCATACATCCTCGGCTGCCACTGCTGCTGCTCGTCTGGCGGTCTCGACTTCTTTGGGCTCCGTGTTGTGACGCTTCATGATGGCTTCGACTATGATAGACATGACAGTTCTCCTTTGGTGGCGACGAATGCCTCAGCTGAGGCGATGATAGTTGCTTGCGTCAGGCCGGCAGCCTGCAGCTTGTCGATAAGGTACAGGTACAGCTGCCAATCATCGGCGGCCAAGTGCGCACCAATGACGGCAAGTTCCATGGTCAGCTGCTCATCGGTCATAGCGCACCTCCGCGAAGCCAGTAGTACATGCGGCTCTCAGCGTGCGCTTGGCGCTCGGCCTCGAGCTCGGCAAGCCACTCTGCTCGCGTCATGCAGTCTGTGGGCTCTGACTCCCACTCACTCTCGACTTCCTTCATCATCTCGTCGGCTTCCCAGTTGGGCCAGGCGCTCATGGTATCTCCTCTCGATGGCTTCGTGAGCCTCTCGTCTCTTACTGAATGGGCAGTAAATCTCATGCCACTCTTCTTCGCGCTGTGGACTTGCAAGTCTGATGGAGGCCCCACAGCAAGGGCACATCCACCAGGCGATCGGTACTGGTGTCATGCGGTCATCTGCCAGACGCTTGGGTCATATCTTTGCGGCCAAGCTCGAGCGGCCAAGACAACCGCATGCTTCACGCGCTCGATGTGCTTGCATGGTTTGCCCTTCCCAAAGCGATGAGCAGGGCAGGTGCAGCTTGTTGGACGCACAGTGTAAAGCCCAGTCTGGCCTTCCACCTTGGCGACATTGCCGGACACCTCGACACCAGCCAGTGCCTTCTCTGCGATGGTTGCGGCTCGCTTGGCGAGCATCTTGGCGACGCGGGCTTTTAGTTCGGCGAGCAGCTCGGCAGACTGCTCTTTGGTCTCGCAGTGTTCGTAGTGCATGATCTCGGTGTTCTTGCTGCGGGTGGTCATGCGGCATGTGATGCAGCGGAGGTTGGTGCGATAGAACTTGATGGTTGATATATCTTGAGCCACAGCGATCTCTGCTGCTTCTGCGGTCTCGGCTGCCTCGACCTCTGCCTCTGCGGCTGCGAGCTCTGCCTCGCTTGGATCTGCATCGTTCAGCATGTCAATCCAATCTTGGTCGCAGACGTGGCGATGAGACACACCGTAGGTCTTGCAGCTCTGGCGACGTGCAGGCTTGGCCTCGACAGCCTCGAGCACGTCTGCGGAGAAGACATCAACCTCTACAACCTCAGCCTTAGGAGCCTTTACAACCTCAGCCTTAGGAGCCTCTGGCAGCGGGATCACGACGCCAGTCTTCTTCTCCCATCGGCTGTTGTCTAGCAGCCAGCCCATGCCGTCTGCCTTGGTGTAGCAGCAGCCGTCGTCATGACGATTCTGCCACTTGGTGCCACCAGTGCGGCTGTCAACTACTTGCTCGGCAAGGCCATTGCCGCGACGAACGGTGCAACCACAGCGATAGCAACGGCCCTCGAACTTGTTGACGATTGTGCGGATGATGTTGGTCTCGGTTGTCATGTTGTCTCCTCGGTAGCGTCATGCGCTAACCATGTACCCACTATGGGGTCAGAAAGAAAACTTGTCAACAAAAAAGATGCAGGCGTGTATTTTTTGTTAGGCGTGACGAGTGACGGTTGGGATGATCTTTGCCAGGCGGGCATACAAGCTTGGGTAGTAGTGGCGCAGCCAAGCGGCTGCACCTCGGTGTGATTGCGACGTGGAGACCCACCAAGACTTGCGCACCCTCGAGGGGTCGGAGCTGTCCATTAGAGCACAGCACTTGTAGATCGGCAGCAGCTCGATGTCGCGGGCTGCGCAGTAGGCATAGACGTCGATGCCTCGCCAGTCGCCGAGTGGCGTGCAGACCCACTGCCCAGCTTTCTTGTGGTACAGCTTGCCGTGGGTTGCGCGATTCTTTCGGCGATGTTTGCTCTCTTCGCCTCGCAGCCCCAAGAAGGCGCCGTCGTATTGCTCGGAGAATGCCTCCACGACACCATAGAAGCAGGCTTTGGAGAGGCCAGCGGCGCGGCTGTGCATGTTGGTGTTGCCGTGCAGCTCTTCGCGGTGTTCGAGCAGCCACTGCTGCGGAGACACGGGCGGGCGCAGGATGTGCAGATCCCACCCATACTGCGCTGCTTGGTGCACCAAGTGCTCTTCTTCTCCCGGAAAATCGAGGTCATCCTTCTCCGACCCAACTGGGATCGGCAGCCCCATCTCCGTGCACACGAGGTGCGTCATGGCAGTCGAGTCTTTGCCGCCAGATGACATCACGCACCACCGAGGAGCTGCTGCCAGTGCCTGCTCGATGTCGCGCTTGGCCATCTCAACACGCCTCTTGTGCGCAATGGTACGCGACCAAGCAAGGGCCTCAGACATCCACTCCCCCCAACGACGGAGATCCTCTGGTCGCAAAATCGGCTCTACCATTGTGGCTCCGGTAGGGCCACCCAGTCGCGCCCCTGCTGCATCCAGTACGGATAGGTTAATCTGCCATCAGCAATGTATGCATCCTCGGCAAGGCCTGGCGTGTCAGTGGGCAGCGGCCGCAGTGGGTAGCCCCCTCGCAGCACAGGATAGCCTGCCCACGTCTCGCACTGCTGCACAGTCCACTCTGCCACCTCGCCCTTGCCGACGGCAGCACGCTTGCCTAGATGCGTAACCATGCGCAGCAGCCGCTCGATCTCGTCTGCATCACCAACACACCACCACGTCAGCAGATCCCCCTTGACCCAGCCTGTCGCAATGGGCAAGCGCCATGGCTTGCTGAGCCCTGTGCTTGTCTCGATGCGTACCTTGCTGCTGCCAAACAGCTGTGCTGCAGCTACTGGGGACGGGCGATTGACCCAAGTGCTCTCTCTCTCCTCCCACTCGTACTCGGCTGCGGAGGCTAGGTGGTACTGCCCACACTCGCTCTTTGCCACAGGGATGACGATCTCCGTCGGCTGCAGTGTCGCGACAAAACTGGTGTCAAGGTTCTGTTCTTTGGCGACCACAGAGGCAAGCAGCGAGTCAAGCATCAGCAGTGACCCGGGCAGCGAGATGGCAGACTGAATGCGTGCCTGCACGCGCAACGGGGTCATGCGTTGACATCCGAAAGCCAAGTCTTGATCTCGTCCTTGCGCTCGGCCACATGGCGAAAGAAGAGACTGCCGACTTCCGAGCGCACGACCATGTCACCCGGCAAGGGTACTGCCTCTTGGCGTGCGATTGTCCAGCGGAAGTCGAATGCCTTTAGGCAGCGAAGACCACCATGCCCAGACCCTCGCTTGCCACCAACGGAAGCATTGGCCAAGAACGTCGCGACGGCCACATTCAGCGTGTCCTCGTCAAGCTCGGTTTGCACCATCGCCGAGAGCTGCCAGAAGAACAGGCTGCCTTGAATGATGCGCTCGAACGTGCGCGGCATCATGCTGCTCTTGCTCTCTTCGCGGGCGATTGGGTCGTCGCTCTCGTGCGCGGCCTCAGAGATCTTCAGGCGCGCCTCGAGCTGCGCACGAGCAGGCTCAGACATCAGCAGCCGGTTGGCTGGGTTGAGTGTCGGATCCATGCGCACTCGCTGCGTCTCCTCGACATAGGCTCGGTGCGTCTCGATTGCCTGTTGCTGATCGCCAAGCCACCCCACTACCTCAGACGGTAGATAGTGCATGGTCTCTTTGCAGATCAATTGGGCATGCGATACTTGCAGCTTGCCGGGGACGCAGCGATTGCCAACGCACCCACCGAAGATCGAGATCTGTGGGAACAGCTTGACCATCTTGTTGTAGTCGTCGATCTTCACCACGTCGCCACCAGTGCCTCGACCGGTCAGCATGCCACCCGCAAACAGCAGGCGCAGTGCACCTTCGGACAGGCTTGGCCCTATGTCCGCGGCGTTTAAGTAGGCAAGGGCAATGGCCTCGCGCATCTGGTGTCGCATCGCATCGCCAGTGACATATGGTAAGCGGCCAAAGGTGCCGTCCTTCAGGCGCACCTTCGCTCGCTGAATCAGGGCGGTGTTACCCTGCGTCTCGCTGTGGTGCGCGATTGGCTGTGTCGCTTCAAGGATGAATCCGTACTTGATCTGTTTCATTGCTTCTCTGCCCTTCTCTGGTCAGCCTCGACCCGCAGTGATGCCATCAAAAAACCGTTCTCTCTGTCGACCATCTCCAACCAGTCATCGGCGTCTCTTTGGCTTGGCAGCAGACTCTGCAAGGCCGAGGCTGCCAAAGAGGTCCAGTTGTCCGGCGCGTCTATCTGCAGGCTGCGACACATCGTGGTCAGCCACTCTGGCAGGTTGGCGCTCGTCCTCGAGGCTGCTCGGCTTCGAGTCGCCAGCTGTTCCCAGTGCTTCATCGGGTTGCATGACGGCGTCCGTAGGTACTGCATGCGCAAACAGCCCAGCAGCTTGACCGTCGCTTTTCTTCTGTCGTCCATTCTTCTTTGCCTCCTTCTCGGCCGCGAGTCTGGCGGCCACCCTCTCTTCGTCTCGCTGAGCAAGCCAGATGGCAAGGCCAAAGAACGCGCCTCCACGCTGCCCAGACCACTTCTTCTCGAACGCCTCGATGTCAGCACCGCATCGCATGATGCTGCCTGCATGATAGTCGCCTGTGGTGATCTCGTCTTTCGTCGCGCCCACTGTCAGCAGCTCGGCCATGTCGTCAACCAACTGCCAGCTACCAAGTGTGATCAGCGCATCATCAAGCAGCACATTCCCACCCTTGGCTGTGCGACAGACTGGTGCCCATGGGATGACGTGTTTCTGCCCACTGTCGGCAACTGCACACCACCACGTGCCTTGCTTGGGCTTGCGGAGCCAAGCAAGCAGGGCAGGCTTCTCTCCCTTGCTGGCATTGATGTACTCGATGCTGCCGTCAGGCTTCTGCCACCATGCGTGACTGTAGTTGCGATAGTTGCCACCTTGCAGCTTGCCTTCTTTCGGCGGCCTACCGAGGACAGGAGATAGTCGACTGCAGATGTGCACGCACGGCTCGCAGACCCACTGCGACTTAGGCAGGCGCACTCTGTTTTGGGAGGTGAAGCTGCCGGGCATCCACTTGGCGACCAATGCACCTCGCCCTTGCCAGTTGCTACCACATACCCAGCAACCAAAAGCATCAGCCACTGGCAAGCAGTCAGCCTGCGCAGGCTCTCCGAGTACGGTCATCCACAACAACTGGCTTGCGCTATTCATGCGCCCTCGCGATCTGCACCCGCCCGAATCCCATGCTGACCAAGCCACCGATGCCAACCAATTCGGCTACGCGGAGCAACCACAAAGCAATTGGGCTGCAGTCAAGAACCATGCTGCCTTGCCAACCAATCACCACGCCTGCCTCAGGGCTGCCTCGCTGAACATGACCACCGACCACTGTGCGTGTGCCAACACCAGCCACTGCTGCTTGCTCGACATCGACGACACCAAGCCCCAGACCAACCGAGTCAGACATTCTTTGCAGCGCACCCTTGATGTGCTCGGCAGTTGGATCGGTGCAGGATTTGCTGTGGTTGTCGCATGTCAAGACCAGTGGCGTCTTGGTGGTCAGCAGCACGCGCCCAGCATCAGGTTGGATCTGGGGCAGGTGTACCTGTTTGATTCCAACAAAGATTAGGTCAACGGGCCGACGATTCGCGATGACCGAATGCGATGGCACTGCCAGACAGGCGGGCTGCTCTCGATCGCGAAACATGACGTGCCAGTCGCCATCGTCATGCCAAAGCCCAAAGTTGGCACTGTGTCTTGTGTGATCTTTGCCGTGCAATCGAGACATGATGCCGTGCATCATCGTTGCGTCTCGATGCCAAGGCATGGTTAGGCGAGGCGATATTTTGATTCGTGCGGTCCACATGCTTGCCTATCTAGCATGGGCGCTTGGTTGAGTCAATCCACGGACGTACTTTTACAGCCGCCCGAGCAGTACTTGCTGTTGTGACGCCACAAAGGGATCTCGCCACGGCACTGCGCGCAGAAACGAGGCATCGATGCAGCACGTCGCTTGGCTCTGTCGTTCTCGCACCTGACTGAATTCTGGCGCTCGAGTTGGCAGTCGGTCGTGCAATACTTTACCCGACCCTTGCTTGTAGCGAACAGCTTACCACACCACTGGCAGGGGCTGCGACGCTCTTGCGACAGCAGTGGGTTCTTCTTTGGCGCAGGCTCGAGCTTCCGCACGATGGTCAGGTGAGCACTGCCGAAGGAGGGCACCGGCAGCTTCAGTGCTCGGAGCACATCACATGCCCAACGACACCAGACACCTGGGCGATCTGCAAGACCAACGAGCTCGCGCTGAATGAGCTCCGAGAGCAGGGCATCGACGCGAGCCACGGCATGCTGCTCATCGAGAGCGCCAATGATCCGCAGGGCGAGCTCGTCGCAGGCTTGCTCGGCAAACATAACGCTGATCACTCGAGAGGTCCGGCGGGTGTGCCATGGCTGCAGCGGAGCAAGCTGCCGTGCGGCATCGGCTTTCGTGCGGAGCTCGCGCCTAACAGTGACTGGCAGTGTGACTTTGATATTGGGCGGGATCTGCAAGGCGGCCCCCTTTCGAGGGCCATGATGGGCTAGCAGTGGGCAGCGGTCAAGACTTAGGCTTCGGCTACCACTTGGTCAAGCTCGGCTCTGCGAGCACGATAGAGGTCACGGAGGGCTGCCTTGATGTCATCGTCAAGACGGACGATCTCCATTCCGATGTCTGCCAGCTGCTGCAGATTGGCGCTGCGAATGCGGATCTTCATGCCGTTGATAAGGCCCTCTCGATCCATCTCGATGCGTACCTCAGGCTTGACCACTGGCTCTGCCTTCTCGGTCTTCTCGGCTGCTATGTCGCGCGCCTCTCCTTCCTCGAGGGCACCCATCACAGCGTCAGGATAGTGGGCGCGTGCCAATGCCATGGCGCATCGAGCACGAAGCATGGCCTGTGGATACTTCTGCCAAGGCCCACGACCGGCCAAGCCAGCGCGCTTGGCATCGTCCATGCTGAAGGTGAGGCGAGTTGGCTCTGGGTCGGAGATCGCCATCGTCTCGAAGGTGGCCTTCTCGGCGGTGCTCTCGACGCAGCGGAAGTACTTACAGCGACCACCTTTGTGCACCAAGGCGACGAGGGCTTCGGAGGCAAGCACTGGCTTGCCATCCATGACATGCAGGCTGCGCAGGGCGTGCAGTGGCTGCATGCCCATCTCCATGCCAAGCATGGCGACGACGATGCCTTGCTCGACACTCTTGATGCCAGAGGCAAGGCCAGACTTCAGATAGATGGAGACGAGTTCTTTCACTTCGGACAGTGGCATGATGACAGGCAGTTGGGACATGGTCAGGTCTCCTCGATGATGGTGACGGTGTGCGCGCCTTGGGCCAACCAATAGCGTGCGATGATGTCAGCTTCGACCCATGAGCGAGCGCGGGTCGAAGCCTTGATGGGGCCGAAGCCCCAAGAGATGATGTATGACTTAAAGGACATTGATGCTGCCAGACTTGGTGTCGATGACGGCATAGACGCAGGCATCTTTGATCACAAGCTCGCCGACATCCTCGCCATACTCCGCTTGCCCTGTCACCACCAGCACAGTGTCGCCGGGGTAGTCGCTCTCGACGCGCGTCCAGTAGCCAGGCTCGACTGTCGAGACACCATCAAGCATTTCGTCCGAACGCTGTCCGTCTATCCAGCGGTAGCAGCGACCAAGTGTCTCACCGACGCTGTAGTAATCGGCACTGCGGGTGCTCTTGCGGATACCAACCATTGTGCCAGTGGCCTCTCGTGCTTCGGTCGCAAGTGCCAAGATTGTCTCGTTGATTGTCGTCATGTCGTCGTCTCCTCGGTGGCCTCATCGTGCCAACCATGTATCCACTGTAAGCATTCATGCCTCCGTTGTCAATAAAAAAATTGACAATCGCAGCGACACATCTTAGTGTGCAGTCATGGTCGCTGCAGTGACAGCGCCGAGGAGACGACATGGACAAGATGACAGATAAGAAGACCATCGACTTTTTGCATAAGCTTAATGCTGCCAACGAACGCGGCCGAGCTGCCAATCGCAAGACCCCATTGCTGAAGTGGGCAATCATCATCAAGCCGAGCAAGCCATGAGAGAGCTTCGACCTTATCAGACCGCGGCCCTCGCTGCCGTCTCCGAGCACTGGCGCAATGGCGCGAGGGCAGTGCTACTCGTTGCTCCGACCGGCAGTGGCAAGACAACCATCGGTGCGGAGGCTGTGCGTCGTGCCGTGCATCGAGGCAAGTCATGTCTTTGGATTGCCCATCGGCGAGAGCTCATCACCCAAGCGTACGACAGACTGTGCGCCGAAGAGCTGCCGTGCGGCGTCATCATGGCCAACGACAAGCGAGCCGACGACTGGGCACCGGTGCAGGTCTGCAGCATCGACACCCTCACCGCTCGTGGCAAGCGGCCCCATGCCGACTTGGTCATCTGGGATGAGGCGCACCACTGCGCGGCCGAGACGTGGAGAGAACTCTATCGAGCCTATGCTCACGCTTGGCACCTAGGTCTCACTGCCACACCAGAGCGCGGAGACGGCTCGCCTCTCGGAGACATCTTCGACCAGATGGTCATCGGTGCATCAGTCAAGCAGCTGACCGAAGATGGGCACCTGGTGCCCTGCGAGGTCATCGCACCACCGGCCAAGCTTGGGCAGGGAGAGCTCGCAGCAGATCCAGTCAAGGCTTACCAAGACCTCGGGCAAGGCAGGCAGGCTGTTGCATACATGCCCTTTGTCTCCGACGCCCACGACCTCGCCAAAGCCTTCTGTGCTGCGGGTATCTCAGCGGCAGCAGTCGATGGCGGCATGGCGGCAGCAGACAGAGACGATGTGCTGCGTCGATTCGCGTCAGGTGATCTGCGTGTCGTGACCAATGTCAACGTCCTGACCGAAGGGTGGGATGCGCCACAGACTGCGATCTGCATCCTCGGGCGACGCGTTGGGCACACTGGCCTCTACCTGCAGATGGTTGGGCGCGTGCTTCGACCGGCAGCGGGGAAGACATCGGCGCTCGTCATTGACCTCGCAGGCTCGGCGGTAGAGCATGGCACACCCGATGAAGAGCGAGAGTACAGCCTTGCAGGCAAGGGCATCGCTCGCAAGGCAGCAGCCAAGCAGCAGCTCTCGGTCTGCAGAAACTGCGGTCGCTTTGGCAGAGCATACCCGTGCGCTCGATGTGGATATGCGCCAGAGCGACCAGAGATCGTCATCAATCCCCACAGGCTGTCGACCGTCACGCAAGGGGTCAGGCATCCCATTGACTGGAAGCGACTGACTGCCCTCTGCTCCATTTGCAAGGCCAAGGGCTACAAGCACGGGTGGGTTTGGTTCCAGTACAAAGAACAGACAGGGCACGACGTGCCATACATGGCAGTCATGAAAGCGATGAAGAGTGCGTGAACAGGACATCCAGACCAGCATTCGGAATGCATTGGGCAAGTGTGACGATCTCGCACTCTGGCGAAACAATGTCGGCGAGCTCCTCGACTCTCGAGGCCGGGCAGTCACCTTTGGCCTTGCCATCGGGTCCGCTGATCTGATAGGTATACTCGCGCCGACCGGGCGCTTCTTCGCTCTCGAAGTGAAAGTGCCCGGCCGCAAAGCAAAGCCGCACCAAGAGACATGGCTCTGTCTGGTGCGCTCACTCGGTGGATTCGCTGCCGTGGTGGCTTCCGTGGATGAGGCACTTGCTGCCGTCCAGAGAGCTCGACTAGGAGAAGACAAATGAACATCCGTGATGTGGCGATCTCCCTCGCCCAGAGGGGCTTCTGTGTGTTTCGTCTCAAGGAACGAGGCAAGACACCAATAGGCAAGTGGAAAGACCAAGCAACAAACTCACTCGATGAGATCGAAGATTGGAAGGCCAAGGGGTACAACATCGGCTTGGCATGCGGCCCACGCTCTGGCGTCTGGGTGCTCGATGTCGATGACGAGGATGCAAACATTGCCATTCTCGAGAAGATCTCGCTGCCTGCTACCTACACCATCAAGACAGGCAAGGGGTACCACTACTACTTCAAGTGGGTCGAGGGCATGCAGATCACCAACAGCCATCGATGCGAGATCGACAAGATCGATGTGCGCGGAGACGGAGGCTATGTGGTCGCCGAAGGCTCAACCCATGAGACTGGTCACGTCTACACTTGCATCGACCAGAGCGAACCCGCAGAGGCCGACAAAGATCTGATGGAGCTCCTGTGGCCGCCAAAGAAGCCGCAGCCCGCACCTCGCTCCGCAGCTCCGAGCGCAGCACCCACAGGCAATCAAGACCGCTTTCAGGCATACACCAACAAGACCATCAACGAAGTGCTGGATGATCTCAGAGCAACCACGAAGGGCGGCCGCAACAATGCACTGAACAAGGCGGCCTTCCGACTCGGGCAGTTCGTTGGGGCGGAGTGGTCACCGCTCGACCATGCCACTGCTGAGGCCGAACTGTGGGCGGCGGCAAGGGCAACAGGCTTGCCAGATCGAGAGATTGCACAGTGTCTCAAGCATGCCATCGACGATGGTGCACGAGAGCCAGAGCCGATGCTTGTCGATAGGCCAAGGCCGACAAAGATTGTGCACTCGTCTCCGATGCCGGAGGCTGCACCGCATGACGAACTCTTCGATGAGGTCTTCACCCGAGGCGATGACGTTGAGGTCAAGAACAAGGTCTTGGCTGTGCTCGCGAACAAAGGGCCGATGGTCTATGACCGAGGTGCCCTCTGGCAGTATCGCACCACACATTGGGAACATCTCTTTGACAGCAAGGTTGGCGGCGTTGTCGAGAGGTTTGCTGGATGCGCAGTCGAGGCAGGCAAAGACAAAGAGACCGGCGAGAAGAAGTACAAGCAGCTCAAGCTCAGCACAAGCAGCGTCAAGGGTGTGATCTCGCTGCTCAAGATGGATGAGACCGTCGAGCACATCGGGTACTTTGCCGAGACAGACAAAGGCTTTCCCTTCGCCAATGGCTTCATGCGCATGACCAAAGACCGCAAAGACCTCGTCTTTGAGCCACATGCCAAAGAGCAGCGAGTGCGCTGGGTCTCTGGCATCAACTACAACCCTGATGCTCAGGCTCCGATGTTCGAGCAGTTCCTGACCGAGATTCTACCAGGCATCGATGAGCAAGATGGCGACAACCTCCGAACCTGTGTTCTGCAGTTCTTCGGTGCGTGCTTGATGGGCGATGCTCCTCACTGGCAGAAGGCACTGCTCATCTATGGGTCAGGCGCCAACGGCAAGTCAGTGCTCCTCAAGATACTCGAGGCAGCTGCGGGCAAGTCTCGATGCGTCAACGTCTCACCCCAAGACATGGCAGAGAACGAGTACTCCAGAGCTCGGCTCGATGGTGCGCTCATCAACATCGTGCCAGACATGCCCCTTCGAGAAGTCATGGAGTCAGGCGCGTTCAAGCAGGCAGTCGCGGGTGACACCATGTCTGCCCGCGAACCATACAAGCCCGAGTTCAGCTTCACACCAATCGCCGGTCATGTGATGTCAGTCAACCATCTGCCCAAGGTCGCCGATGACTCTTGGGGCTTTCGTCGCCGATTCTTGACGGTGCCATTCACTGTCACGATTCCAGAAGAGCGACAAGACCAAGGGCTCGCAGGCAGAATCATTGACCAAGAACTCGAAGGCGTCGTCAATCTCTGCATTGAAGCTTTTAGGTTGCTGCTTGAGGAGCGTAAATACACCACTGCCAACAGCGAGAGGCAGCTCCTCACCGAGTGGATTTATGACGGAGACATCGTCTCTCAGTGGGTCACTGCTCTCGACGACAAAGAATGCAGGCTCACCTCATTCGAGGGCAAAGACGAGACATTCGACAACTGGGTTGCGGCCAGTCGCCTCTATGCTGCTTATGCGGACTGGTGCAAGACCAACAACTTCAAGCCCTTCGGAAGCAACAAGTGGGCAACCAAGCTGGCCACATTCAGCCGATGCACCTACAAAAAGACCCGAGACGGACGCTTCTGGAAGATCGCTGCCCTGCCTTTGTGACAGGATGTGTGACGGGTTGGTGACGTCTGGTGACGGGACGTGACAGCGCAACCCATTGGATTTGCTAGGCTGTGTCAAGGTGACGGGTTTTTGTCTCCAAACTCTATAACGCATGCGCGCACACACGCGCACACGCACACATGCTATAGAAAAGGAGGTAGGCCCTGAACCCGTCACCCCGTCACATGCCAATGATATCAAGGCGTTGCTGATATCGAACCCGTCACGAACCATCACCAACCCGTCACACTTTGGAGAGCATGACATGTCAAAACTTTTCAAAACTCGACCGAATAAAACAGCATCGCAGCCTTTGGTGGTCAGCGTCTCAGAGCCAAGCCGTGCCTCTGACGAGCAGCTGCTCGCCGACTGCGTTCGATGCAATGATGCACTCAAGCCAGTCTATGCTCGATGCCAAGAGCTCTTTGGGCATCAGCAGCCGGTGCTTACCTGCGAGGAGCTCTACCCTCGGTCAGCCGCTCGCTTCTGGCATGCGACCGATGTGCTCGATAGCCTGCTCGCAAGTCGAACCTACACCCAAGACCAAGTCACCGAGAAGCTCACCAAGCAAGTCGATGCCCTCAAAGAGTGCGTTGCTGCCATGGCACGAGGCAAGGTCGAAGAGCTCACCGAAGAGGAAGCCTTTGCGGTCGCCGAGAAACAGGCAATCATCCTCGAGGGAAGCATCAACAAGAACGAGCGATTGGCCTTCGTCAGAGCCTTGCAATTGCTGGTCGACTAAGGTACAGTCAAGGCATGGTCGGCAGTGATGCCGCCGAGAGAGGATATCATGATCACATCGACACCTGAATTCGCACGCGTGACGCTGCGAGGTACCATCACCAAGATCGTCAGCTACCACCCAGACGCCGAGCACGTCCAGCGCACCGCTCTGCAGTTCACCTTGACGACCACTCGCAAGACCCTCTACAAACGAGATGGCACCACCAAGAGCACGAGCATGGACATTCCCTGCGTCGTCTTCGGCAAGCTCGCCCAGACCCTCTACGAGACTTTTGCATGGGCACTGCCGCTCAAGGTCTATGGCGAAGGCAACCTGAACGTGCGCCCGGTGGACAGCGCCCTCGAGGTCTTGGTGACCAAGCTCTACACCGACGAAGTCTTCGACCCTACCAGCGACTGTTCCGACATATTCTTTGAAGAGGCACCATGAGCAAAAGACGACAGGACAAACAGATTGATATCATTGCAGAAGTCGAGGCTGTCGCGCAGTTTCTGGCAGTTACTGACACAGTCAAGCCGCCGAAGGGCGTGCAGGAAGAGGCAGCTCTTGGTCTCGAGTGGCGACTGAAGCACAAGCGAGGCGGCACGATGGTCGGAGTCGCCAGAGCTCGTGACCTTAGTGGGGGGCGGGCAGTATCCTACCTGACACTGAAGCGCATGAAAGCCTACTTTGACCGGCACGAGGTCGACCTGCAGGGCGAGGGCAGCAAGCCTGGAGAGCCTGGGTACCCGAGCGCAGGGCTCATTGCTTGGAAGCTCTGGGGCGGAGACTCTGGCAGAACATGGGCGCTCTCCGAACTGCGGAAGGCAGGCATGCTTGACAAAGAAGGGAGCATTGTGCCGAGATGATTGCGCACATCAACGACATCTTGCATGGGCTCGCGATGACAGACAAGACTGGCTTCACCGAGCATGTCTGCTTGCCAGTGCCGGCCGAGCTGCTCGATGATGTCTTGGCCCAAGCAAGAGCACGATGGGTCACACCAGAGAAGCCATGGCAGAAGTACGATGAGATGTGGCATCAGTGGCAAGGCAGTCTGCCCATCAGTCGGTTGCAGATGCCAGAGCATCCCAGAGAGTACGCGACAGTGAGGGTGTGGCGAACGAGAGTCTGGAGCAACGACACGATGCCGCACGACCAGGCGACTTACAGCTTCATCTCAGTCATCGAGCATGGGCCTGCGAAGCCAGCCTCCGAGTGGGTTGCGGAAGTATCGAAGGCAGTGCTTCGGCGCGATCTGACCTATAAAGCACTGGTGCCTTGCACGCTGTCAGAGGAAGTCGTGCGTGAAGTCTTGAACATGAAGGAGCGAGGCCCAATAAGGCCGATTCGAACAACGGTGCACGAGTGCTCGACTGGCGACACCACACTGGTGCCTGAGGGGTATCACGAGATCTTTCTGGCGTACTGGGCGACTGGAGAAGATCGAATCGTCAAGGGGTACTGGCTCGCACCTTGGGTTGATGTACTGAACAGAGTCTAGAGCAATGGGCAGCGGCGGCCCTTCCTGCCGCAGGAGAACACATGTACAATCAATGCACACTCATCGGTAGACTTGGCGCGGATGTCGAGGCAAGCAGCACACAGGGCGGGCAGGACGTCGCCAACTTCAACATGGCCACCTCAGAGAAATGGAAAGACCGGGATGGAAACATACAAGAGCGCACCGAGTGGCACCGCATCGTCGTCTGGGGCACACTCGCCAAGGCATGCAGCAACCTTCGCAAAGGACAGCTCGTTCATGTCGTCGGGCGAATCCAGAGCCGCAGCTTCGAGCAGGGCGGCCAGACCAAGTACGTCACCGAGATCAAGGCCGACACTGTCACTTTCCTCGAGCGAGGTGAGCGTGGTGGAGAGCAGTCACCTGGTGTTGACAATGCGCGCCCGCAAGCTCGGCCGGCAGCGAGAGGCTCGCGGCCTGGATCTCTTCCTGACGGTATGCCGTTCTGAGGCACTGTGGGGCGTACTCACCATGCTGATGCTTGTTGGTGGGCTGACGCTGGTGATGTGGGTTCGGTAGAAAAAACAAGGGCGACTCAGTGAGGAGATGACACTGGTCGCCCTTGTCCACCGTGGGAGTATGTCCGCTCAGTTCGTCAGGCCGAGCACAACCATGATAGAGGACAATGCCGGTGGATGCAAGAGATAGTGGCTTTCTAAATGCACTCGTTGCCGAGCTCGAGATGGCACGGGTCAAGTTCCCAGATCGGCCGACGATGGCAGTCTTGGTCGAAGAAGTCGGTGAGGTAGCCAAGGCTCTGCAGGATGAGAGCAGGGAGGCGATCTACCTCGAGTGTGTACAGGTGGCAGCGATGGCCATGAGGATGGCCACGGAAGGATGCAGAGAGTATGAGCGATCATGGCCAGACGAATAACTGTAACAACCCATGCACTGACTTGGCTCTGCCATCGGTGACTGACCCTGTAGAACCAACGAAGAGGTACGACATCGAGGTCAACATCTTCGATGCGATTCGGTCTGATCTTCAAGATCGAGAAGCCAAAGGTGTCGAGACCTACGGCACTAGGCTGAGAATGTTCAACGGTCGCGACCCTCTGTGGGATGCGTACGAGGAAGTTCTGGACTTGGCTGCATATCTAAGACAACACCTCTCCGAGCAACTGCTGCTCAAAGAGGTCGCCATCACAACACGCACTCTTCGGTCTGATGCAGCCTTCCGAGTTAGTCACGAGCAGATCGTCGATGGGCTCTCAAGGCGTGGCTTCATAGTTGTCAACCCAGAGTCTGGGGCTTACACATTCATGTCGCTGAATGGCGGCACGCCGGTCGTCATTCCATGGAACAGCACTCAGCTCCGAGAGCAGCTGTCAACCATTGCCATCAAAGAAGCAGCCAAGAAGCTCTGCATGGACGAGGTCGACTTGTTCCTCGAGATGTTCAATGGCGAGGTGCGGCCATGATAGTCAAGAAGCCAGAGGGCTTTTACCTCATGACCCAAGACGGCAGCCGCTCTCTTGGTGGTCCGTACAAGACCCGCGAAGAAGCGATCCGTCGCGAGAACCAAGTGAAGCAGATCGAGTGGCTGACCAAGATTGCGCAGCAGGCTCGAGACAAGAGAGGTGAGTGATGGCAGCTAAACGAACAAGAGCAAAGCCATCGACGACGTTGTCTCGAACGCTGGCCAAGGAAGACTTAAAGCAGAAGCGCATCAAGCTGATTCTGCAGCTGCTCCGAGAGGGCCACTTTGTGGCGTTCGCATGCAAAGCTGCCGGCATTCACCGAGACACCTGGTATGAATGGCAAGCCAAAGACCCAGAGCTCATCGCCAAGCAAGAGGAGGCTGAGCTCGAGCAGGTGCGCATGCAGCTCAACAAGATCACGCACTCCGACGACCCGAGGTGGGCAGCGTGGTTCATCGAGCGCAAGATGCCCGACTGGCGTATCAATCAAGTGCAGCAAGTCGCACTGCAGGGCGAGCCAAAGATTGTCCTGACTTGGCCAGAGGAAGCACCGAAGAAAGATGAGTGACGAATACATGAAACACACTGTCTGCCCACATGCTCGTGACCTTCCGAGGTGCGTGCTTCAGATTGTCCAGATATCGATAGCTGGGCTTCGACTCCGAGTGCTGTGCTGCCCAACCTGTGCCGTCGACATTGCGGGCGAGAAGAGCGACTGATGCGCATCACGATGCCCTACCTTCACCCAGCACAGCGTGAGGTCTTCGATGACCTAACGCGATTCCAAGTGCTCGTGTGTGGTCGTCGATGGGGTAAGACTCGGCTGGCAGTAGTCAAGGGCTTGGCTGCCTTGCTCGCAGGCAAACGTGCCTGGTGGGTCGCGCCAACCTACTCGGTGTCCGGCATCGGATGGCGACTGCTCAAGAGCGTGGTCTCTGGTCTGCAGGGTGTCGAGGTTCGCGAGGCTGACCGTGCGGTAAAGTTCGGCAAGACGGGCGAGTTCTGGTTCAAGACTGCCGAGCGACCAGACAACCTCCGAGGTGAGGGTCTCGACTTGCTGCTGATGGACGAGGCAGACTTCATCGACGAAGACGTGTGGCTCGAAGTGCTGCGCCCTGCTCTGTCTGATCGCAAGGGTCGGGCGATGTTCATCAGCACACCGAAGGTCGAGAATGGTTGGTTCCACAAGCTGTTCAAGATCGGGCAGACAGGCACCGACCCAGAGTGGAAGTCGTGGAGCTATCCCTCTGTGAGCAATCCCTTCCTCGACCCAAGAGAGATCGACGCGGCCCAAGCAGCTCTGCCAAGTCTGGTGTTTCGGCGAGAGTACGGTGCTGAGTTCGTCTCGGCAGCCGGCACACTCATCCAGTCGTCTTGGCTCAGGTACGTCAGCCAGATACCCGCAGGCTTGTCTTTGGCGATGGGCGTCGACCTTGCCATCTCGCAGAAGGACACGGCAGACTACACGGCACTGGTCGTGCTTGGTCGCTCGGAGGGTGGTCAGCTGTATGTGCTCGATGTGCATCGAGAGCGCATGACCTTCGACCAGATCCTGACCGTCATCAAAGAGAAGGCGAACAGGTGGAAGCCGACCGTCGTTGGCATCGAGCAGGTGCAGTTTCAGGCTGCCGTCGTGCAGGAGTTGCTGCGCACAACCTCGCTGCCAGTCAAGGGCATGCGAGCCGACAAAGACAAGACCACCCGATTCATGCCACTGCAGGCAAGGTACGAGCAAGGTCTGGTGCATCACCTCCGAAGCCTACCGACCTTCTTCGACGACGAGCTCTTGGCCTTCCCGGTCGGCAAGCATGATGACATGGTCGATGCACTGTCATGCGCCTATGCTGCGATGGGTGCTGTTGGGATGTCACAGTTGGCGAATAGGGCAGCGGCAATCGCCCAGGCAGGGGCAAGCAAGCGCGGTCACTTGTCGGGCTTTATTCGCTGAATTTGTGCGATACGTTAAGACTAAGCAGTTGCGGTGTGATACGCCTCACGATTGTCGTGAAAGCACAGCCGCGACACGGAGCACATCACATGGCATGGTATGACCGTTTCCTCGGTCGCAAAGACAATCAGGTTCTAGCACTGGAAGCAGCGGCCCCTTCAGCCCCTGTCCCCGTGGCACGTCCTGTTGTCCCGAACATGCTTGGTGCGTACCGCAAGCCTGCTCCAAAGGACGCCTACGTTCGTTATCCTCAGTATCTCTCGGCATACCTCTCGCCCGAGAAGCTGATGGGTATCACGCGTCAGGCAGACATTGGGTACATGCAAGACCAGATGGGATTGCTGCAGGAGATTGCCGGACGTGACGGCTTGATACAGGGCTTGCTCACCACGCGCCTCTCGGCTCTCAGCCGCAAAGAGGTGATTGTGGAACCGAGCAAAGCCGACCCGAATCCAACCCGCGCCGAAGAGGTGGCTGCCTTCTGTCAAGAGGTCTTGTCTCATCTTCGTCGCATGGAGAAGTCATCTGACGGTTCGTTCCGATACACTGGCGGCTTGGCCTCCGTGGTCGAGTTGCTGTCGATGGCGTCTTGGTACGGTGTCGAGATGGCATGGGTACACTGGGGAGTGCGACAAGGTGACAGTCTTCCGCGCCCCATTGGCATCGAGCCGCTCGATGAGCGTCGCTTTGGATTCGATGTGGAGACCAACACGCTAACACTGGCGACTGTGGCCAACAACGGTCCCGGTCAACCAGTGACTGACTTCGATCCTGCCCTCTGGCTCGAGGTGCGAAACACTCGTGTTTCGCGCGTGCTGTCTCAGTGTGGCTCTGGTCGTGCTGTGCTTTTACCATTCACCCTAAGACTGGGCGCTCTCAAAGACCTGCTGACCTATGCTGAGGTCTGGGCTCTGCCTGGTGTCATCGGCAAGATGAGCAACGATGTGGCGGCAGCTTTCGACCAGAACACACTGGCGAGCTTCGAGACGATGCTGCGCGAGTTCGCGGGCGACTCTCGGCAGATTCTGCCGCCGGGCTTCGACGTGCAAGTGATGTCAGCGGTCAGTGGTGGCGAGCGCGTCTTTGACCTACTGGACAAGCTGACCGAGCGCCAGATTCAGTTTGCGATCGTGGGCCAAGTGGGCACGGCCTCTGGTGACCAGTCAACCTATGCGAGCGCAGATGTTGGCATGCAAGTGCAGAACACCCTCGTGGCAGGCGATGAGCGAATGGTCGGCGATGCTCTCGAGCGACTGCTGCTGTCTGCTGTGACGCTGCGCTTCGGCCGAGGCGTTCCTGCAGGCGAGGTCGTGTTTCGTGACCGTGCCTCCGAGGCAAGCGCCGAAGACAAGGCCAAGCTGTTCAGCAGTGCGCTCTACCCTTTGATCTCAATGATCGAGAAGGGCGTGCCTGTCGATGTTGAGGCATATGCCAAGCTCTTCGATCTGCCGGTGCTTGAGAACACCAACGACCTCGTGCGTCAGCTTCAAGAGAGAGCTGCGGCAGAGAAGGCCGCCAAAGGTGGTGCTTGATGAAAGAGACCGTTTTCCTTTTTGATGTGATGGTCGATGCTCCCGAAGGCATGGTGCAGCTCGCTCGCACTGGCGCGTTCTACCGAGAAGACCAAGGCAAGTTCAAGGTGACCAAGGCGATGCTGCTCATGATGCGCGACAATGCGATGGAGCGCGGCCTTGAGATTCCGATCAAGATCACGCACGAAGACAGCCGACAGGCTGCGGGTTGGGTCGACTGCTCGACGCTGTCGGTTCAGCCATGGCGTTCAGGCTTCGGTCTGTTCGGCAAGGTGTCGTGGTCGAGTGATACAAAAGATAAGCTGAAGAGCGGCAAGTACCGCTACATCAGCCCCGAGATCAATTGGAATGGGAAGCGGTATGCGGACAGTGCAAGAGGCAAGGCGGGCGAGCCCATCGGCCCCATGCTGCTTGCTGCTGCTCTCGTGCTGACCCCGTTCTTTGATATGGACCCAGTGAAGTTTTCACTTGCCGCAGGCAAGCGGCAGTATTCCGCAGGAGCAAACATGTACCTAGGGATCGAAGCACTGCCGATGCTCAAAGAGTTCTTGGCAGGCAAGGTTGAGGGTCTTGATGCAGGCAAGGTTGATGCACTCTCGGCCGAGTTGTTGATTGGCTTGATGGAGTATCAGCGCAAGATGCACGAGGCTGAGATGGCGAAAGCCGAAGACGAGAAGAAAGAGATCGAAGTCGAGATCGAGATGCCAGAGGGTGAGCAGCCTGCGGCAGAAGAGATGCCGATGACGGAAGAGTCTATTGAGGCCGGCAACATGCCGAAGGATCTCAAGGCTTCCGTGGGTCGCATCGCTGTTGCGTTCGGCTTGACTGCCGGCACGAACACCGACGTGCTCATCGCCACAGCAGAGGCGAAGGCCAAAGCTTACGATGTGCTTGCGAAGCGCGTCGCCAGCCTCGAGGCTTCGGTTGCGAAGGCTGCAGAGGAAGAGAAGCAAAGCCTCTTCAAGAAGTATCAGGCAGAGGGTCGCTTCCGCATCTTCTCGGTAGCAGACACAGACCCGAGCGGCGCGAAGGCAGCGACAGAGATCTTGGGCAAGGGTGTCGATGTGTTCAAGTCGGTCTTCGACAAGATCACCCCACTCGCCTCGTTCTCTGCAGCACCTGAGTCGGCAGACCTTCCCGAGCGCACCAACGCACAGGGCGAGGGCATGGTGATGTTTCCAGCAGCTGAAGAGATCAGCAAGTATGCGGCAGCGAATGGCTTGACCTATGGCCAGGCTGTCAAGGCTCTATTGAAGAAATAAACGGAGGCAACAATGGCACTCAATCTCGGCACAATTCAGCACATCCTCGACGTCGCCTTCGTGGCTGACGGCGCGATCTTCCAAGGCGCGGTGGTGACACTTTCTTCGCCTTCTTCTGACAACAATGCTCGCGTCACTGTGGCAGCATCATCCTCAGTCACCCCTCTTGGTGTGGCTCTAGTCGATGCAGCCGACGGCGAAGTCGTCCGCGTGCAGATGCTCGGTCTTGCGTATGTTGTGGCCAGCGGCCCCTTCAGCGCAGGCGACAACCTCGCCATCGCAGCAGCTTCCGGCAAGGTCGACACAGCAAGCTCAGCAGACCAGCTTGTTGGCGTGGCTCTTGAGGCAGCAACTGCTCTCAACGACTTGGTTGTGTGCAAGCTCTATTGCAATGGCTCCGTCGAGCCGTAAGCTACTGACAAGGTAAAGGGAGGCGACGATGCCATCACCATCACAACTTCACGTAAATGCGGCGCTAAGCCAGATCTCGATTCAGTTCAAGAACAGCCAGTACATCGGGCTCAGCGTGGCTCCTCTGTTGGCGGTCAACAAGCTCTCTGACGTCTTCTTCAAGTACGGCGAGGCAGACTTCTTCACCCGCGTCAATGACTTGGCCGATGACAAGTCTTTGGCCCAAGAGCTGGACTACACCCTCAGCCAAGACACCTATAGCTGCCGCTTCCATGCGAACCGCAGCTTCGTCTCTGACGAGGAAATCCGCAATGCCGATGCGCCGCTCAACCCGCTCATCGACACAACGGAGCAGCTCACCAACAACATCATGCTTGGCCACGAGAAGGCTGTTGCAGACTTGGTCTTCAACCCAGCCAACTACGGCAGCAACACTGCCTCTCCAGCAACCAAGTGGGATGTGTCGAGCAGCACTCCGATCGCCAACATCCAGACAGGTATCGATGCCACCCTCGGCAACGACCCTCTGCATGCTGTCATCGGCATCGAGGCATTTCGTGCGCTTCAGCGTCACCCTGACCTGACCGCAGCCTTCCACTTCGTCAGCGAAGGCGCAGTTGCTTCGGCTGAGCAGATTGCTCGTTTCTTCGGCTTCAAGAGCCTGAGCATCGGCGAGGCCCGCATCAACACTGCGCTCAAGGGACAGACACCTGTTCTCTCCCGCATCTGGGGCGACAGCATGTGCATCTTCCGCAAGCCTGATGCACCGTCTCCTCGCAAGGCTGCTTTGGCCTACACCTTCTCTGTGGGTGATCGCCAAGTCATCACCGAGCGCCACAACATGATCGGCGGCGGCACCGGCGGCGAGTTCGTCAAGGTGACCATGAACTACGATGTCAAGCTCATCAGCGCCTCTGCAGGCTTCCTGATCAGCAACACCAACACATGATGTAAAGTGGGTGCACCCTTCGGGGTGCGCTCCATTGGGTGTCTGAGACATCAACCTTTTCAGGGGCGTGTAGGGAACTCGGGCATCCAATTGAGCGCATCAGGAGCAAACATGTCACTGCCAGTACCAGCAAGAATCCCGACAGCAGTACTGACCAACGTGCAGTCAAAGATCACCTCAGAGATACTTGTTCCGGCTAATGAGACCCGAACACAGCTGACCATCTATAACGACAGCACAGCCAGTGTTTTTATCAAGCTAGGCTTGGGTGCCAGCTCGACGAGCTTCAGCATCAAGATGGGTGCAGGCAGCTACTTCGAGTTGGCAGGTGGAAGCACAGTCTACACTGGTGTGGTCACCTGCCAGTGGGATGCAGCCAATGGCTTTGCTCGCGTAACCGAGTACTAACCGATGGACTGGTGGCAGGGGTACTGACATGGCGTACTGTACACAAGCAGACCTCCAAGCCGCAGTCGGTGGCCTCGAGGCTCTGACATGGATATCAGATCTAACCAATGTGCAAGTCGACGTGGCCGCTGTGGCCTCTGCCATCGAGTATGCCTCGGCCGTGATCGACAGCTACGCGACAGGCACACCCGAAACTGGCTCAACACCGGGCGACCTCTGGGGTCCACCGAGTGGTCCGGGCACGCCGATTCAGGCCAAGCAGGCCGCCATCACGTTGGCAATATATCGCCTGTACGAGACAGTGCGCCGAGAGGTTCCCGCCCAGTGGCAGACAGCCTTTGACCGAGTCATCGCAAGCCTGACCGAGTTGGCTGTAGGCAAGGTGTCTTGGGTCGGTGGACAGGCTCCCGCACAGCAAGTCGTGTCGTCAGTGTTTCAATGGCAGAGTCGCCAGACCTTGCCACCGAACTCTCTTCGACGTGCCACACGCTACCAGACGGATGGGCTCTGATGGCACTGACCACCATCGAGCAAGTGTTGGATGCAGTCGCGACGGCGCTCGAGAACGTCAAGCCAGACGTGCGCCCGAACGTCGTGTTTCGTCGATGGCGTGGTGCAACTCCCATTGACCAAGTGGCCGGACCGATGCGCGAGCGTGCCTTCATGATGCGGCTCGGAGCAGGGTCAATACCTCGCACGATCTCCTCGCCCTCGCTGTTCTGGTGTCGCGCCGAACTACAGCTGCACATTGGTTACAACCTGCAGGAGCCAAGACAAAACGATGTCATGGGCATCGGCATTGACCATCAGATCTGGGCAGACGAGCGTGCGGTTCGCGGTGCTCTCGCCTTTGGGAACCCATTGGGAACTGTGGCGAACGTCAAGCGCATGGTGCTCATCAGTGTCGACCCGCCGACAGAGCGCACGAGGGTCTACCGGTTTGATCTGGAGTGGGCCGAGGTGGGCCAACCATGACCGTCCGTGTTACTCGCATTCGTATCTTTGTCGAAGAACCCGGGCAGCAGCTCGCCGCCGAAGAGGTGCGTGAGGTCATTCTCGAGCAGAGTGGCGCAGGCATCTCGGCAAGTGGCTCGCCCTTTCCACAGGGTGTGACAAAAGACCCGCTGACGATGTACGATACCGGCTTGATGCAAGACATCGATGTCGCGGTGACACCCGGTCGAATTGAATACTTTGCGCCCTATGCAGAGATAGTACAGGGCAAGTACAACTGGGCAGGGGTGTCGCCACAGTACATGGCCGATGTTGATCGTCGGCTGCAGACCGCAGCCTTCACCCAGTACGTCAAGTCAGAGACACTTGGCACATAGGAGCTAGCATGTCACAAGGCGCATTGACCAGAATCCAGCGCGTCGCCATCGGCAAAGAGGCGACGATCTACACAACACCCGCGAGCTTCACCAAGCCACGCGGCATCGAAGCAACCAGCATGACAGCAGGCCGCGAGGCTCTTGCCGACAACCGTCAGCTGACCTCTCGCAAAGGACAGCACGCAGCGCACGTTGGGCAGAAGAGCTTTGCCTTCGGCATGACAATCCCAATGCACGATGACATCGTTGCCGACATGGGCGATGTCCTTGAGGGTGCGCTTGGCTCCAAGGTGGCAGCCTCGTCGCTGACCTTTGTCTCTGGTAACCAGAGCAGCATCACGATCTCGGCCGGCACGTTCGACCCGCTCATCATCATCAGCCTGAGCGATGGCAGCAAGCATGTGCGCCCAGTCAAGAGCGTGGCCGCCAATGTCGCGACTCTTGCCATCCAGCTGCCTGCTCTCGGAGGCCGCACAGTGGTCGGCGTCTCGAATGCCATAGCCTGTTACAAGCACGACCCGAGCGCAGACATCTTCACGTTCCAGATCCAGACCGACCGAGACCAAGAGCCCGACCAAGTGCCGTACGTTGGCAAAGGCTGTGCTCCTCTGTCCGTCGGTCTCTCGCTCGACCTGACACAGCGTCTCGGTTTGTCGTTCAGCTTCGAGGGTGGCGACTGGGATCAGGCTGTGGGCGGCGACCTCGGAGACCCAGACGGCGCTCTGGTTGGGCAGTATCTCGGCTATGCTTGCGAGGTTTTCGTGCAGGATATCGGCACCCCCGCAGCAGGCACGCAGCTTGACGCACAGACTGTTGGGCTTGACCTTGCTCCGCAGACCATCGGCCGTCGAGCCACCCGCATCAACACAAGCGATCTCAACGTACCGGGCAGCGCTCTTGTTGGATGGAAGCGTGGACTGCAGTTTCCCAACCAGGTGACGTTGACACTCACCAAGGCCGACTCCGCATGGATTGCAGACCGTGATGCCCGCACGCCATTCGGTATGCTGCTTGTCTTCAGCAAGGGTACACCGGGCGGCACGCCTGGCCTCGAGAAGATCGGCGTCTTCCTTCCTCGGGTGGTGCTTGACAGTGAGCCCACATTGACGGACATTGACGGCATCGAAGGTCAGCAGCTGGCCTTCCGAGTAGAAGAAGAAGCACTGGCCGCACCTTACCTGTATCAAGGATGCCTGAGCTTCTTCGGATAGGAGAGCTCTCGTGCCCATCACCATCGACTTCCTCGACCTCGACACCCGGCTTGACTGGGTGTCGCTTCCCGTCGATCCTGCAGACCCAGCCAAAGGCAGTGCTCGATTTCAGCTTCAAGACATTCCCTATGCGAAGTGGCAGAGCCTGATGATGGAGGTCTTGTCATCGGCCGAGCAGCTGCAGAAGGCACTTGACGCACTGCGTCAGAGCGAGTCAGAGCAGGGCACCAAGGTCTTTGGTGAGGCACTGTCGAGGGTACTACGCGCCAACACCGAAGTCGTGCGATGGGGTGTGGCTAATCACGATGAGATTGCGACTGCCTCTGGAGTCGTCGCTTTTGAGGCAGAGAGCGTTTCTTTTGATGGGGTGCAGTACAAGGTCGCCTCGGCTAAGATGCTGCGCCTATACACGATTATTGGCCGCGACAACCGAGGTGGCAGTACACTGCTTGCGCAGCTGACGGCAGCGATCCGAAGACACCAAGGGGGCGAGGCTCAACCCGCACTGGAGGCTCTGTGGACATCAGCCTCGAGCAACGAATAGCCATCAACCTCAGGCTGTCACAGAAGCTCATCGTCGAGGTAGGCTCTGGACAGAGCAAGGCGATGGGCAGCGTCGGGCTCGCTGGCCATATGAAGGCGGGGCATGTTCCATGCGCCAAGAGGCAAGAGCTCGTGCGCATCGACTTCCACAGAGAGGTGGGGCGCGACGACCGAGACTGGTTGATGGGGTGTCCTGCGCAGCACTACGACCCAAGGCTCCATCGCATGGTGTATCGAGCCATCGAGATCGAAAGCTTCGGTGGCCTTGGATCTTGGACACGAACACCAATTGCACACTTGCCGGCTCGTCTTGTATGGTTCGTCAAGACCTGCCTTGAGACTCGTGATAGACTGCTGGCCGAGAGAGATGCGCTTCGCATCCGATTGAGTAAATGACATGCTTGAGATCAGACTGCTTGGGAGCAATGTCGTCATCGGAAGCCTGACCAGTGTCGAGTACACTGTGGTCTTGACCGACGGCGCTCTGACAGAGACACTCGGCCCCATCTCGTTCAACCTTGCTGCGTCGACAGCACGCTGGTCAAGCTTCGTGCAGACACTGCTGTTCGCACTGCGCAACACTCTGCAGGCTGCCATTGCTGCCAATGCCAATCTGAGTATCGGCGTGGGCGTGTATCCAGACATTGACCTCTTGGTGACTCCAACACCGGGCGCAGGCACACTTGGCATCGAGTACACCTTTGGCGTGACCAACACGACCTTTGTGGCAAGCGGCCTTCCGGCGACCTACCAGAGCATCACCCTCGACAACACAACGCAGGCTTGGAGCAAGGCTGGCTTGGCTGCAGATGTCACGACGTCGATCTCGGCCACCATCACATCAGGACAAGGGAGTTTTCTGTCCGCTTTTCAGCCTCGCTCGATCTTCTGCTTCGAGCGCTCAGAGGTGGACACTGGCGACTATGAGCAGGTGTCAGCGTACGCAAGCCACAGACTTGCAGATGGAAAGGTCCGAAGTTATGACCTTGGCTCGCACATCATGACTCGCACCTACACACTGGTCGACCAAGACTACGACATGGCGGGTCCTGCAGTGCACATCGGCCTGCTCGCAAGCAGCGGGCAGATCAACGGCGCTCGAGACACGCTCAACTTCACGAACTTTACAGCACTGCCTAACCTGACTGCGACTGGCCTCACCAATCCCGGTTACACTCAGGAGCTTGTCGAGCTCAACCGATACATCAGCATCGGCGGTAGGTGGGTGGCGAGGGTGCGAGCCAAGACGGCGACAAGCATTCAGCTCTGGGATACGGTGCCTGCAGCTATCGCAGTGGACCCGCTGCTTGAGATCACGCAGATCAGCGAGGCGCACGCTCTGTGGTTCGAGGCAGTGCGGCTTGGCACCCTGCATGTCTATGGCATGGATGAGCAGACTGGGCAGCCGTACTACAACGCATCGAGCTATGCTCTGGCCTCGGGCGAGCCCAACTTCCAGCCGACACGTCTCGACATCGGCAATGCCCTCTACAGCAAGACGTTCGACTTGATCAAGAAGGAGCTGCCGACATGAGTGTGATTGTCGATGTCATCATCAACACCGACCAAGCAGAGCAGCAACTCCAAGACCTGCAGCAGCAGATCGCCAGTGATCTTGCACAGGGCGCAGCACGCATCGGTACGACCGCAGGCCAGGCAGCGACAGCGACGGCAAGAGCGGCGGGCAAGAATGCGACCGAAGAGTTTCTCCGTGCGTTCGACCCAGACAAGCTGCGAGCAGAGCTCGAGAGCGCGGGTCTCGATGAGCAGCAGATTGAGATCATCCTCGAGACCACTGCGGCCAAAGCCGAGACGCAGAAACTCAAGGACACCATCGCCAGTGCGTTCGGCGAGGCAAGCGGCTTTGCCACTGATGCCCTCAAGCAGATCACTGCACAGGCAGCACGAGAGGTCGACCGAGCAGCAGGCAAGGTCAAGAGCGTCACTGAGATTGTCGATGGCGTTCGAGACCTGAAGGATCAGCTGCAGCAAGTGGGAGGCGCAAGCGACGAGGCAGCAGAGGGAATTGGTCAGCTTGTCCTGAACGAGACAGTCGATAAGTTCGGCGATCTCAAGGACATCTTCGAGAAGACTGGTGTTGCTCTTGGTGGTCTGTCGCAAGAAGCAGTCGATGCTGCTGTCAAGGTCGCAGACATTGCCGAGAAGGGTGCGCTGGTCGGTGCCGCATTCGGGCCAATGGGTGCGGCGATAGGGCTTGTGGCCGGCGGCATCTTGGGCATGTTCAATGCATCAGCCGAAGAGGCAGCCAAGAAGTCCGCAGAGCTAAAGACTCGGATTGACGAGACGGCCAAAGGCTTTACTGACATTCAGGCACAGCTGTCTGGTGCCACGCTGTCATTCGATGAGCTTGCCAAAGTACAAGACGATCTCCGTATCAAGTTGTCTGCAGCATATGCTGTCGTTGCCGAGCAAGAGGTTGCGGTGTCAGAGGCAGCGCAGGCTGCAGACAGAGCAGCACAGTCGAATGTCATCCTAAACAATTCCATCACTGATGGCACCGAGCGACGCTCCTTTGCGATTGCTTCCACCGCGAACCTGTCCAGAGCAACAGCTGAACAAGAGGCAGCAACATCCAATCTGACTTCGGCTCAGCAAGCACTCAATAAAGCACAAGAGACTGCCATCTTCCTACAGGGACAGCTTGCCGACTCAGCATTGCAGACGGTGAACAATCTTTTGCAGCAGTACGAAAAGAAGAAGAAGGGCGACGAGTTTGCTGGCTTGTCGACTGCGGAGCTTGGGAAAAAGACGAAGGAACTCGAGCAAAGTTTTTATGATCAAGCAAAGGCTGCAGAGTTTGCGGCAAAGAAGTCGCTGCAGTCTGGAACCGATGGCGGCATCGCTGCAGATGCAGCCAAGACAGCAGCCGAAGCTTTCCAGAAGTGGCAAGAGGCTCTTGGCAAGTATGAGATTGCGCAATCCAAAGCGAGCGCGGCAACTGCAGCAGGCAGCAAGGCAACCAAAGACAAGACAGACAAAGACAAAGATGCCTTGAAGATGGCAGAAGAGGCGACCAAGGCCACAGAGCATCAAGCCAAGGTTGAGGAGATCGTTGCGAAGATCGAGGCTGACCGAGAACGTAAGATTTACGAGTACAAGCGAGGGCTTCGAGAGCAGTCGATGAAGGATGCAGCAGCTGCCAATGAGCTTGCCATCAAGCAGGCTGAGGAGCTTGCAAAGGCACAGGCAGACACAGCGAAAGCCACCATCGACGCATACAAGCAGATCCTGCAGCCCTATGCTGACTTTGTTGGAACGATCTTTGGTACCTTTGTGCAAGGTCTTGCCGAAGGCCAGAGCGCAACTGAGGCATTCGCCCAAGGTGTTCGTCAGGCAGTCGCAGCAGCTCTCGGTGCACTGGCCAAAGAGTTCGGAGTGAAGTCGCTCGGCGCATTGGCCGAAGGCTTTGCTGCTCTCTCCAACCCGTTCACTGCGGCGGCGGCTCCAGGCTTCTTCAAGAGTGCGGCACTGTATGCTGCAGCAGCTGCGGCAGCAGGAGCAGGTTCGGCCTTTGTGTCGAGCGCAGGTGGCGGCGCAGGCGGCAGCGTGCCCAACGTGGGTGGCGGCGCAGGAATCAGCTCGTCGGCAGGTGGTGTTGGTGGCACAGGCAACAGCCTCGGAGGCAGTAGCCAACAGAGCAATGGAACACCAGGCTCTATCGTGGTCGACCTTCGCGGCGCGGTATTCCCAACCAATGACCTGACAGGAGCGCAGCAGTTCGGCGAGGCAGTGGCTCGGAGCTTGGCCGCGGCATCTGCAGGCAATCAACCTATGGCGCGTCGTCTCATTGGCACGCGGGGATTCGTAGTCTGATGGCAGCGACACAGTACGCAATTGGCCTCTGCATTCGTGGCCTTCCTGACCCGACTGGTACGACGACCACGGTGCCCGTGCTCTTCACCAACTGGCACGGTAACCTCTCTCTACCCGGTGCCTTCGCAGGCTACATCCAGCTGCAGTGGCTTGACCTGACAAGCAGCCCATCTGGCATCTCGGTTGCGGGCGACATTCGCGAGCCAGTGACTGCAGCAGCTCCAATCCAGATATCCATGGTCGATGTCGACGACGGGCTCTCCGCATACTTCGCCGATGACCCGGGCTTTCAGAACACTATCTTCCGCGACTCCGTCAACCCTCGAATCCTGAGCACTGACACGCTCATCGGCTTTGGTTACAACGGCAACGCACCGACCGTCGGCGATATCTTGTGGATAGGCCAAGAGGCAGTGCGCGTCGACTCTGTGACGACTGGCAGCAACCCAGTGATCACGGTCAACCGAGGCGTGTGCGGCTCTCGGGTGCGAGCTCACGAGGTGCGACCTGATGCATATGTGCCGGGAGACAATGGGCTCACAGAGACGCTGACGCTGACCTCTCGCCCCGACTGGGATGCGTACCACTTCGAGGCAGATGTCTACCTGTTCGAGGTGGTCACTGGAATTGCCACTGTACGTTGGCACAGGCAAGGCTACGTTCAGCAGCGACCTACTCCGAGCGGCGATGGTAGGTGGGAAGTGGTCATCGAAGACGTGACCAAGCTCGTCGAGGAGCACTCTTGGCAGCGCGAGCAGATCACTTTGAGCCGTCGGGTGCGAGTCGAGAAGACGAACCTCGAGAGCGTGGGTGGCGTCGTCGATGTGGCCTTCAATGGACTGCAGGCTCTACAGGTCAGGCTCTGGCTCAACAGGCTCGAGGCCGAGACGCTGTTCAATGTCTGCATTCACAAGCCTGGGCTACCAACACTTGACCAGACTCTTGCCGATGACATCTTCGGCAATGGCGGCTTGATGTGGCAAGAGGCCAACGTGCAGTATCGACTTGACCTCGAGGTCGGAGGTCATCGGTACGCGTATCGACTTATCGAGCCCTATGCTGGCAGCGACATGACAGTGTCGCAAGACAACGCAAACAACATCGACCAAGACTATCTAGAGATCTATGCGCAGCTGATCAAGTTCGAGCCAGACACGACCATCATCGACAGCTCGACACCTGAGACTGGCCTCAATCCCGGTCTGCAACCAAGTACAATCGGAGCCATCAACCCACCACTGCTCGACGGAGAAGATGCGCCCAAGGCCAGCCTTCGCATCGGCCTCAATTGCAGCATGGTGGATGCAGCTTTGTACTTGATGCACAGCGACCGGGGCGACGGCACGACAGACCCGACCTACGACAAGATAGTGGGGCGCGTGGGCTGTGGGCTCTTCACTGCTCAGGTCAACCAAGGCAGCGCGCCACCGAGTGCCTTGCTTGCGAGCGATGACAGCGACGAACTACTTGTCTTGCGCGAGCTCCTGCCGACTATCTTTGACTATGTCATTGACCTCAAAGAAGACACGATGAGCGACTGGCTCACGAACGAATGTCGGCTGCAGACTCTCTTTGCGCTGCCCAAGCCAAGCAACGGTGCATGGGCGCTGAGGCTCTGGAACAAGGTCGACGTGACGCCGATCACTGTGCAGCCTCTCACTGGGCCAGACGACTTGGCAAGCCCTCGAGAACGTCTCGAACCTATGCGCGCCATCATCGTCGACTTTGGATACGACGATATCACGCTCGAGCCTGCCTTCGCGGGCATGGCGATTCGCAGCAAGGGCGCACGGCCGGCAGATGTTCGGCAAGCACAGCGAGTCAAGGTATGGCTCTCTGGCAACCAACAGACCTTTCAAGACTTTGCCGAGATCAACCTGTATCGCATGGTGACCAGCTTCTTCACGCAGCTGCAGGGTCAGCCCATTGCATACCGCATCCCAACCTTCATTGGTGACACGGCGTTCGAGGTTGGCGACATCATCCTGTGGACAGAGCCAAGCATCGCAGTGCCGACACCGACTGGGCATGGGGTCACGAACCTTCAGATGCTTGTGGTCAGCGTAGAGGTTGACTTTGCGACAGGCAGGCAGCTCATCTTGGCCTTGCCTGATGCGACCAATCTCGTGTCAGCCTCGGCCGGCCAGATTGCGCCGACGCTCCGAGTCGAGAGCATTGTCTCCTCTGGGCCGACTACCATCACGCTTGAGGTGACGAGCGTGGGCGAGACTGGGCCTTTCGATATCACGTCGGCGCATGACAACATCTGGTCAGAACTGCAGGCAGTGACAGGTCGCGTGCGCTTGGTGAGCTATGGCTTCCACAACCCAGTTGGGCAGCAGGAGCGCACACCAGGGTGGGCAGAGGCAAGCGGCACTGTGGCGACGATTGCCTTTGTCGCTGGCGTCAGCAGGATAGAGCTCAACATCGACGCGTCGTGGATTCGTGGTGGCCTCACCATCAGCGACCTTGGCAGCTTCGCCTTTGTGTGCCTAACAGACCGACGACTTCCAGACAGCAACGTCGAGGGTGTCATCATTGAGCCCATCGCCGAGCAGCTCTTCGACGGCGGCAACGGAGACGACTTCCTGAAGTTCGCTCCGAGCACTGGGCTTCCGTTCGACCAACACTTCAGCAAGATAGGGTGACCCATGTCTTTACTGTACGGCATGCCCCAGAACCTCGCGCACGCTGACGACCCATACCAATCGCTCTTGACCGAGGCAGCCAAGCGCAATGCCATGGCACTCTATGAGTCGATGACTGACAGTGTGCTTGTCGGCACGGTCAATGTCACAGAGGGTCACAACCACAGCGAGAGCACCAATACGGTCTTGACATGGATGCAGCTCGGCTCATGGCGCACGACCGAGGGATACGACACATCGGATGCGACCACACGCACGGCGACTCGCATTGACAATCACATCATCGAGCTGCTTGGGTACATGCCTCTCGTGGTACCGCAGGGACGAACGACCATCATTCCGCGAGCTCGCATGACCACAACCAGCGGCAAGACAATGACGCTGACCATCGACTACATGGCACCAAGCACGCTGACAGTTGTAGGCGTGGCAGGCGGTACCATCACCAATGCAGCTGTCGACACGACCAATGGCTGGATTGTCGGCTCGAGTGCTGATGTGTCGCCCATTGCACTGACAAGCGGGCTGCGAGTGGTATACATGCGACTGCAGTCACAGTACAGTAGCGGCTCGCACGGACATCTTTACGAGGTACAGGTGGCCTTTGTCTGACATCAAGCTGATACCTGATTCTGATGTGGCTCCGATGCAGCCACTGACACCGCAGATCCTGAGCGATGCTTTTGCTGCGAATGTCGATGGCTTGCGCGAGCTTGCCTTTGGTCTGCAGCCTCCGCTGCCCACACTGGCGCATGACCACGGAGCGAACCGAGGCGAGGTGCTCGAACGACCCGTCGTGACGTGGACACTCGGGCCAAGCAGCGATGACGGCACCACAGGCAACTGGCTTCCGGGCGTGCCAGTCTATCCACCGACGAGCGGCAGCTTTGTGACGACACCGAAGCTCTTGGCCTCTTGTGGGATGCTGCTCGGTGGTAACGTCGGAGACCTGACCGTCAGGCTTGCTGCCAGCTTCAGCGGTTCAGCATCGGCGAGCCTAACCTTCCGCGTCGAGCTGCGAGTCTTCGGCGATGCGGGTCTTGGGCCTGCTGCCAACACAGGCATCTACACTGACATCACGATCAGCAAGCCTGCGCTCGGCACGTCGATTCGAGAGGGCACTGGCACGCTGCTCGAGGCAGACATCAGGGGCGTGCTTGGCTTCACCGGTCTCGACCGAGAGTGCGAACTCGCGGTGTGGGTAGTGGCCAACCCGACGATGACTTGTCGGCTGCTCTCAGTGATGATCACTGGCGCGACCTGCTCGACCTTCGACGCCTCTCCGACGAGCACGCAGATCACGACTCAGATCGAGCCTCTCGACATTCAGCAGGGCCGCAAGATCATCGACGTGCTCGGCACTAAGCTCAAGCGAAGACTGAACCAAGCGACATACAACGTGCTCGGAAAGATACCGGGCATGGCCAACCTCACGCTTGAGGACACGACAAGATGGGCTCGCAACCTGACGACTACGCATCAGCACAAAGGTATGAGCGAAGGTGATGGTGCGTGCATTCGTCAAGGTATGTGGTCGCAGCCTTACTGCGTCGATCTCGGCGTCAGCGGCGGCGCGACAATGAACACATCGGCAGTGCTTGGCTTGCGCTCTCAGACGGGCGGCACAGCCTTTGGCCAGATGACCTTCTTCGAGGGTCGCGTCTCGATGCCCATTGGTCTCGGAGCCATCAACCTGAGGCTTGCACTTGTACCGGGCAACAATAGCCTGAACTGTCGATTCATCGTGCGAGTCTGCGTCGACGATGACTTTACCGACGGCACGCCACCCACGACCTATGCAACGAGCATCAGCACGCCGACCTTTGCTCAAGATCCTGATTTGACTGCAGGGGTCTTTATCGGATGCGCTGTCAACCCCATCGACACGGCAGCCTACAACCCAGTGGGCAGCGGAGACCGTGCGCTCTGGACGCTGCGCGACCTCTTGGCAAGTCAGCCTTCGGCGCGTACTGCAGGCGCAGCATATCGAATCAGTGAATTGATAACGATAGGTGTAGACCTTCCCGCAACTTCCGATTATCGTGTCAAGCTAGCATGCGGCATCGAAACGCCTGTCGACAGCAACACCTACGACAGCAATGCCTTGATTCAGTGGGCATACATGGTGCCTGCATACGGTTACTAGGAGACAGACCATGCCTTACTTTCCACCAGCAGGCGGAGGCGGCGGAGCACCGAGCGGCCCAGCAGGCGGCAGCCTCGCAGGCAGCTATCCCAACCCGACCATCGCAGCAGGGGTCATCACTGCGACCGAGATTGCCAACGAGACCATCACGGCCAACCAGATTGCTGCAGGTGCTATCACAGCAAGCGAGATCGCCAATGGTGCAGTGACGCCTATTGAGATGACACTGCCGACCACGCTCGAGGTCTATGTCGACCCAGTCAATGGCAGCGACACCGACGGTACAGGTACGATACTCAAGCCTTACCAGACCATCAATTTTGCGATGTCTCAGGTACCTTTGTCGACTACCGACGTGCCAAGATGGGCCAATGAAAAATTGATTTTTGTGCTAGCAGCAGGTGTGTACACCGAGACTGTGGTGCTCAACCAAGTGCGACGCTGCATGTCCATCAAGGGCACTGGAGTCAAGATCAATGGCACGCTCACAGTGCGACACAGCATAGGCAACTACCCGACCATCACAGCAGGTGGTATCGCAGGTATGCCTGCGCCTTGGAGCAACACAGCGTGCAACGTGACCTTCGAGATGTGCGGCGAGGGCGGCGGCATGGAGGGTGGTTTTACGTCGCTCAACCTCATGGTCACTGGCTTGGTGCGCATCGAGTGGCTTGGCGTAGCAACTCCTAACTGGACACATCCCGGCGCGCAGTTTTTGATGATCAACAACGTGCAGCTCTTGGCAGGTCTCATCGCGTGCATGGAGGGCAACTGGAGCATGGGCCTTACAGCCGAGATTGACAGCTCATCCATACAAGGCGGCTGCCTCGGAGCGCATCCATACAGTGGCACGACCTTTGTGCCTGCCTCCTTTGCAATGGGCCTCAAGGCTGCCAACAGTCAGCTCAAGTCTCCTCTTGGCCCTCGCGTCAGTCTCATCGAGATCGACTGCTGCCGCGTGCTCAACATCGACCGCACAGTCGACAGCGCTGGCACGACAGCCACAGTGACCGACGGCTTCGTCTCGTCACAAAACCTCAACACTAACAGCGGCATTGTAGATACACCCTTTGCCGGCACAGTGTACAAGCTCGGCCGCAGCAGCGGCACGACGGCGACCACATACAAGATCGACAGCAACAGCTTTGCGTCGCTGCAGTCGATCTCGGGCATCGACAACGGCACTGGTCCTGTCACCTACAACCTGATCGACAATGCCAACGGCACGACCTACACGCCAGCCACAGCGGCGCAGTGGTCAGCATCACAGACGGGCACGGCTACATCTGGTGCAGCATCGACCATCACCGACACGACCAAGGCGTTTGTGGTCAACAGCTTGGCAGGGCAGTGGGTGCACATCATCGGAGGCACAGGGGCTGGACAGGCTCGCCTCATCGTGAGCAACACAGCCACGGCGATGACCATCACACCCAACTGGACAACCAATCCCGCAGCTGGCTCTCAGTACCGCGTGACCACAGTCAACACCATCAAGGCAGCCCTTGACGAGGTGATGGCATACACGCCAGCCACAGGAGCCAACTGGACAGACCCAGACCCAACAACAGTACGCAGTGCTCTTGACCGTCTCGCAGCAGCAGTGGCTGGCCTCTTGGGCGGCCCAATCCCTTGATCATAATAGGAGTGACCAATGTCTGATAAGTCTACCTTTGCTCGTAACGCAGTCGTCGATGCCTTGCTTCGCGGCACCACCCTCACAGGCATCTCTCCCTTTGTCGCGCTCTACATCGGCAACCCGTATGGTGCTGGCGTAGAGG